GGGTTACATGCAGGGAAGGCATCAACTGTAACCACCTTCTTATGTGGATACATTTTACTAAGTCGCTTGTCTCCGCAACCTAAATCTAGTACTGTGTTTTCAGTGATGGGTATCTTGAACATTAGATGAACTCCACGTGTTCAGAGTCATAATCAATCATATAGGAAATGAATGCATTTTTGTTGTTAAACATACAGATATTACAGTTCTTAGTTGTATGCATAGTAAAAAATCGTTTGGCAGTAGTAGCCCAGAAATCCACAAAGGAACAATCTGAAATACTACCAATAAGCCCAGCAGAATTATAAGCTAGACAACAACAAGTATATACGTTCTGATCAGCACCAATCAAAGGAACAAGTCTAGCATACATACACTTCTTGTATGCTGGACCTTTCTGAATCAAGTCCTCGATCCTCGAACCAAAGAGATTAAACACCTTGATAGGTACATTAGTCTCTTCAATCAGTGCATTAGCTTTAGACATATAAATCATATGTTCTTCTGCTGAGTCTTTGAAGAATGCAGCCGAAATTCGTATGTTATCAGCTCCAAGTTCAGCAGCCAAGTAGATAGCTTTTTGAACCTCTTGCCAATTGTCTGGATTCACAACAAATCCGATACCAATAATCGGGCCATAACCAAATCTGTTCTTGGCATCTACCAATTTAATAATGTTTTCTTTCACCAATTCAAAGGAGTCTATATGTCGTATTTTCTTATAAGTCTCGGGAGTTCCTGCGTCCATCGAGATTCGAATCCAAGAAAGACCCATTAGTAATTTGCTTGGCAAATCATGCAAGAGATTACCGTTAGTTACCAAAGCGGTTGCCATACCCAGTTCTTGAGCCTTAGCAAGAATAAGATGGAACTCTGGATGAGTAGTAGGCTCGCCGCCACCGGTATATTGAATAGCGGATGTTCCAGTATCTTTAAGTTCTTGTAAAAGACTTAGGCATCGTTCAGTAGGAATCATATCCTGTTTGTTAAATGTCTGTGATGAATCCGATCTAGATGATCGATAGGCACAAAAGGAGCAATTATGATTACACCTATTTGTAATCATCAATTGTACCTGAGAGGGAGAAGGTAAGTTGCCAAGTAGCAAAGCTTCCATTCTCTTAGAGTGTCTAATATGTGCTGCTTTGAAAGGTGAGTAGGGACCATAATCATTCATTTTCGAGACTCCTGATTATTTCTTTGAGTTCATCAATATTGATATAAATTGGGCCTTCCCCCTCTACTTTGATCTTTATACAATTGTGCTCTTTACTTAGAAAAACTTGTTTAGCATCAATAGGACAGGGTCGTTTTGTTGCTTTAATGGTCCTGATGATTGGCACATGGATTATTGCGTTTTGTTCTTTGATCTCTTGTTCTTGTTCAGCAGTCATGTTGACTTCCTTTAAATTAAACTGTATACAACTTGAAATTGAAACCATATCGCCAGAAGAATGTGACTCGGAATCCAACCCATGTCAATGTTCTATCTTCAGTCTGTTTGCAAAAGATATCTGACCTAATCTGAAAGAAACCAAGGTCTAGCCAGGCATTTAGATAAGGCATCGGGATTCGAGAATCGAGAATCTGGAGCCATTTAGGAAAATCAAGTCCCCTGTCCCGATACTTCTTCTTTAGGTTCTGAACAAACCACAGAAACTGAATTATCTTTTGCATGTAAATCCTCCTGTTTGATTAATTTAATAAAGTCCCGTGTCATATGGTCCACATCCATTTCTCTAAGGGTATCTGGATCAATAACATACGAAACTTGTTCATCATTCCTTTTGACTTCATACATTGCGCGTACTAACGTAGTAGCAATAAGTTGATAGTATGATATGCCTCTATCAAGCTTATTCACATTAGTTAGAAGATCTTCTTTGGCTTCAGATTCAGGTGTCATGATTCTTCACTCCTTAGGATAACCAGTTCTTTGCTATGAAACCCAGCAGCACCCTTATGTCCACCACCACCAAACTTTTGACAGATTTCTGCACAGTTGATCTTAGGGTCAGTAGAATACAAGCTATAAACATATTCCGTTCCATTAAATATGAAAGCAATACAGACTTGATATTTGTTCATAAGGTCTCCAAATCCTTGAGAACCAAATCTATATTGATTACATGCAAAAGCTTTGATTCCAAGAATCTCAGTCTTGAACCCAAAGTCCTTAATCAAATTTTTGCAGTAAGCATCTCGATATTGATTGCAAGCATTCCCTTTGATGATAATTTCGTCTAGGTTAGTAATCCCATTAAATATATTTGACCAGAACTTACTAGTAGGATGTGTATCATACAACTTTAAGCCGATATGTAAGGCACTAGAATTGGGAATCTGTAGTCTCCAAGAATCATAATCACCAATCATTTCAACAATACTTGGTGGAAATTTACCATATTCCATGAACATCCAAGTAAGTTCACAGCCACTAGGACCTTTATCATGAAAATTACACCAATCAGATCTGCCAAATTCTTTTGTATAAGGGTATTTAAGACAAGAGGCATGATGATCAATCCAAACAATATTATTAGTAATAGTTTGCAGTTTCTCAAAGTCAGTTTGATTAAAACTGAAATCTACAATATAGACATCCTCATCCTTAGAAATGATTTCAAAGGGTACAGGTTTCTCATACTGCATCTCGATGAAATCTTCTTTGGAAAGAACCCATGCACGATTGAAATTATACAATATTGCTGCAGCACATTCACCATCAGCATCACCGTGATAGAAAACTTTCATGATTCTTCACTCCTTAATCCATAGACACTCTTGTAGAACACCCTTAACATTACCAGTATTCTTATTTGCTGATAACTCTTCACCCATTGGTTGCATAGTGCTGCGTGTCTCCCAACTGAACTTTCGATCCCAAGGCTGTTCATCATAAAGAGGATTCGAGAATCCTGAGACAGCAGCAAAGCCCTTGAGGCTAAAGATTTGAGAAATTAGATTACGATGTTCTTGGACTGAGAGTTCGTGCCTATAAACACCTTTATAGGCATCAAGATATGGAGGATCAATATAAAATACTGCGTCGAGTGAATCATAATCTTGAAGGCAATCTTGATAAGGCTGATTTTCAATCTGAACATTACTAATCCTATCGTGTATTGCTTGGAATAATGGAAGACGTTGTTGAATTCTACCAGCTTGACTTGCAGAATTAACTGATCTTCCAAAGTTTCTACCAAGAGTAGAAACAGAGTATGTATTTGTATAGTACCAACAGGCTGCACGTTCAACTTCGTCTTGTGTAGTTACAATCCGATCTTTAGCCCAATAGAATTCTTCACGAGAATCAACAGTTAATTGCAAACGTTCACATAATTCATTTAGCTTAGCTTGATCTCGGACACACCGATAAAATGCGACGAGTCCTGAACTAAGGTCATTATAGACTTCGAGTTTTGATTTACGCCTAGCAAGCAAGATTGCGGCACTGCCACCAAAGGGCTCAATATACTTCTCTCGATAGGGAAGATGTTCCAGAATAATATTCGCTGATTTAACCTTATTGCCAGGGTATGTAAATGGGGGTCGTAATTGTTCACTCTTGGGTACCTCCATCATACCTAATAGTCTATTTAATAGATCATTTGACATTAGTTTTGTCCTGTTTTAAAATTGATTTCATTGACTGTTTCTTTGATCTTGTTTAATATCCAAGCTTGGGCCTCTTCGCCATAGATAAATCGGAAGGCCACAACTTGGGACATTAATATTACATACTCGAACTGTTCCTTGTCTATGAACATTACTCCTTTGATTTGTGTTATATCCGATACATTTGGCCAACTACCACAATTTAGGAATAGTTTTGTATACCTTATTCCATTGTCATTCCACCATTCTTGTAATTTATCTTCCATTTGTGTAACCCCGGCTCTTGTATTCTTCATACCATTTGTCATTTAGATGCTTACGGCAATACTCTTGATTAGCCAGGGCATCATTAGTACAACCCTTTTCTTTACAGGGTTTTACTTCTTTTGTTTGTTTTTCTTTTTCCATTTCTGCTCCTCTTGCCACGCAATGAACAATGCATCACACATAGCATGTGCCCAGTGAGGTAATCCAGACTCTCGGTCCAAATACTCTGATTTATTCTGAATAAGGTGACGAGTCATAGCCGAATAATAACGCCTAGTTGGCTTCACCCTCTGCCAGTTGTTTCGTGCATACTTCTTCTCACCATGCATTAGAACCTTGACAGTTGATTCGAGAATCGGGATCAGAGGTTCCAATAGACTCCAATCAACTTTCCCAGTATCAAACTTCATTCCAGAAGTCATCTTACCTTCCTTTCATATGTTTCAGTTAATTGGACTAACGCCATTTTGATTCCGGGTCGTTTGTAAAGGCAACCTACGCAAAGTTGCAAAATCTTACCTTCACGTTTTCGCTCAATAGAACCGGCAGGAACCAACATCTCAGCACCACAGTAATCACATTTCATGGGTCAATTCTCCAATAGACCAAGCACCAACAGACTCAGTGATTTTGAACTTCTTATTATTGGGATCAATGTGCACGCCCACAAATCGATCCTTAGATGTTTCAATATACTGAGACAAATCAGTATCAAAGGCGTGTAAAAGTACACGTCTATCACGCTCTACTAAATTATCTAAAACTTCTCGAATCATGTCTGTTCCTCAAGGTATTCATCTTTAAGTATATACTTAAAGGATTCAGCCTGTGCAGACATGCCAGACCAAGTAATATTACCATAATGCCACTGACCATTAGAGTGATCTCGACCTTTGATTACACTAAGAGGCATTTCACGTCCAAGCCGTATTTTACTCCAATTATGCACTTCACTTGGATCAAGCCATTCCATGAACTTATCATAGAAATCAGAAATCTTGAGTTTCTTGCCATTAATCAATTGGCATTTTTCATTAACAAAAATCTCAAGCATCGACATATTTGAAGCTTGAGCAGCTATCTTTTCTTCAGTAGCAATAACAGGTATATTAAGACGATCACCGGGAGTCGGGGGTTCAATAGTCAAAATACTTGCCAGGAAATCAGGAATCTCTTTCTCTAGCATAATCAAAAGTTTCTTCTTTTGAATCATGTCTAGAGGATTAATAGGTGACACATATATCATTGTGATTCGTGTATCACCTGGGAATATTGGACAAAAGTTATGATCATTTGCTGTTTGAATCCAGTGTGTTGAATTCCGCATATGATAGGGTGTTTCACCCTTCCGATGAATCAGTATTTCTCTTGCAGTTACCCAATCCTTAATCAGAGAATATGCATTCTTGTTACGACGCAAATCAGTTTCTTCAATAGCACAGAGAACGGCGCCTTCAAGTTCACCATTAAAACCAGAAGGATTTGTTAGTGCCGCATCAGCTCTCTTATATCCACGCGTGAAAAGGATAGATAAAGCTTCATGAAAAACTGATTTACCTGTCATTTGTTGCTGACTATAAAGAAACAGGTAAGGCAAAGGTTCTAAGGGTTCAGTTATAAGGCTGTGAATCCAGCAACGAAGATAATCAGCTCCAGTCAAAATATTATTAGAGCGTGCCCACGGATCTAGTTTGACAGCATCATTCAATCCATTTCCAACATGATTTAATACTAGATCCCAAGTAGGATGTGTCAGGTTCTCAGTATCAGTAGAAGGCCGATACTTGAGTTGTGCTGCTTTCTTATTCCATTCACGTTCGCCAGGGTATTCAAGTTGAAAAGGCTTGTTTACTAGTTTCCAACACTTGAAAATCGAAGCACCAAGGATACTTGTTACTTCCTTATCATTATAACCCAAAGATTTCATTGCAAGTTTTACATGAACCAAAGGTTCTTCACACCACTGACTATTTACATTGATTACCCAACCATAATCTTCTGAAGTTTCTGTGATACAGTGTCTAAGCAAATCATCATAGTTCACTGAATCTGATTCATTTGGAGGCGCAGCATTAGTAGTAAAGATCTTAGTCCATTTACCTTTATTAGGTAACCAACTAGGCATTTCATCAGCACGATCTTGAGGATCATGATCGATCTCAATAATCAATCGGCCATCTTTATGTTCTTTCAATTTAGTTTTACGATTACGTAAAGCTAGAGAGATATCGGTATGTACCCCAAGTAAGCTAGCTGCATCTAAAGCAACTTCAGCTTCACGAAAGATATACCCACCTGCTGGATCTTCAAGACCACCTTTAGCCTTAGCAGCCGTACTAAGATCGGGTTCCTGATTCAAATAACAATAGGTCCAACCATTTTTATCTTGATTCCAAGAAGGGTGCTCTTGTACGCCTAAAGTAAATCTGCGTACAGACCAAGCTCCAAGTCGTAATGGATAAAGAAAGACATTATGATCTTGCCCTTTTTCTTTACCAACACTAATTGTAGAGAAAAAACCACGCATACCAAGAGCCTTATGAGCATCTTGGAGATGCGTGGTATGTGTTACAAGAAGATGATTATCTGAATCCCACCACCAGAGACAATCATTATCCTTTAACCAGTCAATCAATTTCTTATGATCAACATCCAAAGGGATATGTGTACGTTGAGACGTAAGCACGTCAAACAAATCTGTATGACCAGAATCTTCGATAACTTTAGGAAGATTTTTACGACGAGTACCCGTTACAACCTTAATATGGTCTTTCCAGTTAATCGGAACTTCAGTTAATACTTCGCCTTGTTTAATAAGCCTAAGGCCATCTGTGCCCTTCATTTTACGATGCCAAACCCAAAGAATGCTACCACAGCCATCCACTTTGACTTGGAAATCATAACCAGATAGTGCTGACATTTGACCAAGAATTGCCCTAGCTAAGGCAGCATGTTCTGTGTGAGTATTGATTTCAGAATCAATGTCTAAAAAGACATAAACATGTAATCCACTTCCAGATGTAGATTTACGAACAGTAACCCAAGGAATTTTACAGACTGATTCTTTAATCAAGTCAAGTTCGTCAGTAGACAAACCAGCCTTATGTTCAACTAGCGAATCAAAATCAAAGCCAATCCATCTTGATACTCGATTCTTCCAATCCCAACCCGTCATTCCTATCGCTTCAACATGAGAGGGCAATTCCCAAGTGATCTCAGAATCATCATAACTTGGGTCTTTATTAGCTGAATAGGGTATACGAAAAGATTTCCAAGTAGTAGCACCATCTGTATACCCGTGCCAATTACGCCCCTTGTATTCACCATCTATACGGGTGCCACCATCTTGGGCAACATTGACCTGGCACTCCATATCGATTGAATAGAGTGATGCCAAATCAGGGAAAGTTGAAGCGATGAGGAATCGCTGAATGGCCTCGGACTTAGTGGGCATAATCAGAATCCTATCTAGGAATCAAAATGGCAAGATAGTTGCCTAATCAGGTATAGATAGGATCAAAGATTTGATAATCAAATCAACTTAACAAGATAGTATAATACATACTCATTATATGTAACGTATAATGTCAGTAATTATCTACTATTTACAGAAATATAGTTACTACTTTTTTCTTAGTCCAGTATACATATTTACATGGACCATTTATCTTTACTACTAACCTTTTGAAAGTAGTAGTAAGTAATAGTTGTAATATATTTATCTACAGTAAATAAAATTATTTATTTTCCTTACACGCGCGCGTCCAGTAAATACTAATAGGCCAGAACTTTTTTTCTTAGAGTGTAGATAAATGACGTAATAATACGTTATATATTATGTATAGGTTCTATGGAGTCAAATTAAGTTGATTTGATTCCCAATCTTTTGATTATGCAATCAAGTCAAAAGATTAACAAATCAGTTGATTGCAAGGAGATTATCATGGCTGGCAAGAGTATCCTCAAGGTTCTGGAAGTTGGGAAGATTCATGAGAATCCGGTGGCGTTGCGGAGTGTCAATAAGGAGAACGAAGATTATCTCGGACTGGTCGAGTCGATTCGTAGCAAGGGTTTCTTTGGCGCGATTACGGTGCGTGAGAAGGTTGATTCGGAATCCGGCACTAAGTTCTATGAGCTGATTGATGGTCTCCATCGCTTCAATGCAGCCAAGGACGCTGGACTCACGGAAATCAACTGTAACATCTTGGATATGGATGATGCCAATGTCCTCGAAGCTCAGTTGATGGCCAATGTTCACAAGGTCGAGACTCGCGCCATCGATTATACGAAGCAGTTGCTTCGCATGTTGTCGATGAATGCGATGATGACTGAAGCTGAACTGGCTGGTAAGCTTGGGAAATCGTTTGAGTGGTTGAGTCAGCGGCTCTCCTTGACCAAGATCAAGGATGCTGAGATTCAGAAGATGATCAATGATGGTAAGATCAAGCTTACCAATGCTTACGTTCTTGCTAAGCTCCCGCCTGAGGAACAGGCTGCTTGGCTTGATCGTGCAATCACGTTGCCGCCGCCGGAGTTCAGTGAGCAGGCAGATGCCCGTGCGAAGGAAATCCGTGATGCTAAGCGCAAGGGCAAGGATGCTGGTGAGGCTGTGTTCCAGCCCGTGGCTTTCTTGCAGAAGGTCGGGGATATCAAGAATGAGATGAGTTCGGGCGAGATTGGCAAGATTCTGTGTCGCGAATGTGATGTCAAGACTCCCGTGGATGGATTCACTCTTGGTATTTCGTGGGTTCTCCATATGGATCCGAAGTCGGTTCAGGTTCAGGTCGACAAAGAGAATCAGCGTAAGGCTGAGGCCGAAGTTGCGAAGACCAAGCGTGAGACTGAAGCGGCCAAGAAGAAGGCTGAGAAGGCCACTAAGATGCAGGCTGAAGCGGCTAAGTTGGCGGCTGAGGCCAAAGAGCGTCTTAATCCGTAATTTATCTGGCTAGGCCGAAAGGCTCATCACAAGTCAACTAGCCAGACTAAAACGACTCTGGACACCGAAGTCGCTAAATCGGAGTCGGGAGTAGCCCAGGCCTATGGTAGATTTCATTCAAGCCATGAATAGGGCTTCACTAAGAAAGCAAAGGTAAGAACATGAGTAATGAAACTGCACTTGTGACAATTCCCACGAATCAGCTCCCATCAGATGAGATCTTTGCAGCATCTACCAAAGCTGGTGATTGGCTTTCACGCTTGCAACTTATGACATCCACTAGTAAGGAATGCAAGAAGGGCAAGTTCCCGATTAATCACTATGCCTTGGTTGATGGCCAAAACATGGTAGACCTCGGCGAATCAGTTGATTGCATTGTCTTGGGTTTCCGACCCAAGGCATTGGATATGAGTGGTGAGCAGATTATTAGTCTCTTCCGACCCAAGGTGGTTGAAGGAGAAGTTACTGATCAAGCCTTTAAGGCGATTATGGATAAATCTGGCGAAAAGGATAGCCAGTGTATGTATGGTCCCGAGTTTCTTGTATGGGTACCGGTTTCTAAGCAATTTGCTACATTCTTTATGGGTAGCAAGTCCTCACGACGTGAAGCAGCCAAACTCAAGAATCGTATTGGATTTGGTGCTACACTTGGGTCGATTCTGGCAAGTAACAAGAAGTATGAGTGGTATACTCCGCTCGTGGACAATTGCAGCACGCCACTTGATCCTCCGAATGCAGATAAGATGACTGCTCAGTTGGAGAAGTTCAATAATCCTCCTGAGAGTGAGATTGAAGTAGCAGAGGAATCAGCTAAGACCGAACGCGCACGTTAAGATAGTTTCCATGTGAACCTTGTAGCATGTGCAGCGGGAATCCTAGTGCACTGGGTAATCCCCGAAGTTTGCAAGGCGTGTGTTATCCCGAACATAGATAGCAGGAATATAATTGCCTGTATCGGGATTCGGAGGAAGTCATTTTGAATGTAATTCCCTTAGTTATTCCTACCATTGATTGGAAAATGTTTATCCAATTCTTTGGTAATAATGGTATCAAGCAACTTGATTCTGATGGAGTGGATATTAAAGATCCAGCAGCACTCTTTATTGCTTTTAATCAAAAACAATCAGTCCAATACTCCATAGCTAATGATTTGTATGTCAGGAAATTAATTAATATGTCTTTCCTAGCCGAAGTAGAAGATGCGGCTGTGAAAGACATCTTAATTGGTACCAGTGTACTTTCTGTGTATACTCGGTCTACTAAGGAACCAGAACTGGGCATTCTGATTCTCACAGGTAATCTTGATGAATGGTTCGTTAGCATCAATGCTAAGTTGACTGAAGCTAGTCCATTTAGAACAAGACTCTTATATGGCAAGATTTATCTATACTTCCAGCAATCTTGCTTAAGATTTATGTGGTCAGGTTATGGCCGCGAGAAACTTGGAGATGAAACATTTATAATCAAGAAACAATAATCGGACTCTTGGGAAGACGTGGTGATGCAAAGAATGGTATCAACACATATATCATTCATTCCAGTGGTTCCGAATACTATCCATTAGTCTTAGATAATGAGGCATTAGCTAAAGTAGCAAAAGTTGGACTTGGTTCTGTTATCGGAATCATAGGTATGGTTGAAGATGATTGTTTAATTGTACAGGAGATATTTTGATGGAACAGTTAGTCAAGTTCAAAATTGGGAAATATCTATATAAAGTTAGAATGGATATTGGAGAGTCTCGAATCATACTCCGATTTCCTTATGCTCAATGTTTAATTGACGAAATCAGGAATATGGAGGGGTCTAAGTATCATGGTTATGATGAAGAAAAACCTGAAAAATGTTGGAGCATAAAGACAAGCCAGCGTAACTGGTTCCAAATCAAGTATCTTTGTGGTGAAAATGTCTATGCACCATTCGATGTACCTTTGCCCAAAGATAAGATCATTACACATAGGCCATTGTATGATTATCAGCATGAGACAGTTCAGCATATCCTGACTAGGCATTATTGTATCATTGCAGAGGAGATGGGATTAGGTAAATCTTTGGCTGCTATTGAAGTCATGGAACAAGCAGGCTTGAAAGATGAAATGGATTGTTGGTACATTGGACCTAAAGCTGGTGTCTTTGCTGTACAGAGAGAGTTAGTTAAATGGGAATGCAGAGTAAAGCCAAAGATGATTACGTATGAAGAACTTATAAAGGTTCTTAAAACTTGGCACGATTTCCCCGCTCCCCGTATGGTCATCTTCGACGAATCCTCTAAAATCAAGACAACCACTGCTCAGCGTAGTCAAGCGGCCATGGCACTTGCAGAGGCTGTCAGAGAGGAATACGGGGAACGGGGTTATATTGTTCTAATGACTGGGACACCGGCTCCGAAATCACCACTTGATTGGTATTGGCAATGTGAAGTTGCTTGTCCAGGATATTTAAAAGAGGGTGATGTGAACAAACTCCGTAGGCGTTTAGCTTTAACTGAGGAAGCAGAAAATTCGATTACTGGTGGAGTCTTTGCGAAACATGTTGCTTGGCTCGATGATGAGAAGAAATGTGCCAAGTGTGGTAAACTCAAAGAGCAGCATGGCAAGGATACCATGAGTCTTGTTATGGCCGCAACACAAGATGAAATAATCAGTGATCATGAGTTCATATCATCAAAGAATGAAGTACAGTACCTTTATGAACGAATGAAGGGACTAGTTCTTGTTAAGTTCAAGAAGGACTGTCTCGAACTCCCCGAGAAACGATACGAAATCATACAGGTTAAGTCTACACCAAGTATCATTAGGACGGCTAAGCTTATTACACAGACTAGTCGTCGCGCTATCGAAACTCTAACCTTGTTGCGGGAGTTATCAGATGGATTCCAATATCAGGAAACCCAAACAGGCTCTGGTCCCTGTCCGCTATGCAAAGCTACTGGAATTGAGAAACATCCAGTCAGTGGCGAGAACATGGCTTGCTCCCTCTGCAAAGGAAGTAAGTCCATGCCTACTTACGCTAGGTCTATCAAAGAAGTAGATTCCCCAAAAGATCAAATTTATATTGATCTCTTGGATGAATATGAAGATATTGGTCGTTTCATTGTTTGGGGAGGATTCACGGGTACCGTTGATCGGCTTTGTAAAATTGCCAGAGAACAAGGCTGGGCAACTCTCCGAGTGGATGGACGGGGACACGAGGGGAGATCAAGTACGGGCGAGAGTATTGATCCTACCAGATTATTTGATGCAATGGACTCTTCGCATAAAGACTATAACACGCTTCTCGAAACATACCCCAAGGTGGCCTATGTGGGGCAGCCTAAAGCTGGTGGAATTGCCGTTACTCTTACCGCATCTCCTGTGGCGCTTTATTATAGCAATGATTTCTCAGGTGAGGCCCGTATGCAAAGTGAAGATCGACCGCATCGAGCAGGTATGGATTTGAATCGAGGGCTGAGGATTATTGACTTGATTCATTTGCCTACAGACCAACTTGTTCTTAATAATCTGAAACTCAAAAAAGATCTACAAAAGATGAGTATGGGTGAACTACTGGAGGCAATGCAATGACAGTTAAAGAATGGGTAGAAAAAGAAAAGGCTCATTTAGACAGAACAAGAAGAAGTAGATAATCTTGATACAGATGATTTTGGTTGGTATGATCAGTATACTGAATTCATGGCATCAAAACAAGAGGAAGAAACATGACTAATGCATAGATTCCAAGAGGATTATGAAAGGTGGCAAAATGAAGAAGACAAATTAAAACTTATCGAAGAAAAAGATTTGTCTATTTCGGACTTATTCGCAATGTGGTGTGAAGAAAACGGAGAACAATAATGTTAGTCCAAAGTTATCTGACAAAAGAAGTTCCTATGGCTCTGGTCTTTGCTGATCCTGAGTTCAATTGTCGAGGCAAGATTGCCCCTATTGATGTTGTTGATCTTGCTAAGGATATTGAACAGAATGGATTGATTCAGCCTGTTGTTGTGCGACCATATAAGCCAGGGGAAAATGGCTCCTATGAGTTCAAGCTCATTGCCGGATTCCGTCGGCATATGGCACACGTTGTTATCAAGAAGGAAATGATTCTTGTTATCATTCGTGATGACATTACTGATGAGTCAAAGGAACGTTACTATAATCTCAGTGAGAATCTGAAGAGAGCAAATCTGAATCTTGTACAAGAAGCTAAGGCTATTGAGAAACTTGTACAATTGGGTTTGTCACGCAATGAAATTGCTGCGCATATTGGTATGTCTTCCGGTTGGTGCCAAGTTAGGAAGATGATTCTTGACCTTCCTGAGGATATCCAAAAAGAAGTAGCTGCTGGTGTTCTTTCACAGCCTCAGATTCGTGAAGTCCATAGTTATTGGAATCATGGTAATGGTCGTGATCAAGCTTTGAATGCTGTGAGAATCATCAAAGAGGGTAAAGAAAAAGGCCTAAAAGACATTACTGTTAATCCCAATAAGATACTGCCAAATACAAAACGCCTTAGGAATAAGCGTGATATTCTTGCAATGATGGATCATATCTATAATACTATTGGTCTTGGTCTTCATTCAAGAGCCTTGGCTTGGGCTGGTGGCGAAATCACTGACTTTGAGTTCTTTGACTCTATCAAGGAAGAAGCTGATAAGCTTGGTAAGAATTATACGAAACCCACTGAGCAAATCAAATTTGAGGGGAACCTTTAATGGATAAGGTATCAGTAGCACTGGGCATCCTTGCTTGGATTATGTTGCCCATCATCTTTGCTCCTTTGGCAATCATCTTAGGAGCAATAAGCTTTAAGACTACCGGGGGTAAGTTCGGTGTCTTTCTTGGAATCTCGAGTCTTGTAGTTGTAGGCCTTGCAATTTGGTGAAAACATTAATCTTCTGTATGGTCTTCTTTGTCTATCCTGTTATTATCGCATGTCTAGTTTGGAGAATCAAGTTCCTTGAAGAAATGATTTTGACCCTTATGCGAAAGTAGATTAATATGCATATTCTATTACATATGGGTCTTTGGCATAGATTTACAAATGTTTTAGTCCAGTCTTCATCAACTTTTGACTTGATTATATCAATTGTTGCCATTATTGCTACTGTTAGTGCCGTGGTTGCTATCTTAAGAAAGTGATAATGATATTCTTCGATACAGAATGCTGCGGACTGCATAGCCCCATCACTCTTGTGCAATATGCAAGAGATGATGGGGAGATTCAATTACACTCGCCTTGGTATGCTTCTGCTCGTGAAACAATAATCCTTTTCGAGAAATTCCTACAAGAGCCGATTGTTGGGTTCAATCTCGAATTTGATTGGTTTCACATTTGTCAGATGTATACTACATTGATCCAGTTTCCAGACATGGACTGGATTCCAATTGAACACATAACCGAATATGCCCTAATGGAAGAGAAGGGCAGATTCGGTCCTTGCCTAAAGCCTTCTAGTGTTTGTGACCTTATGTGCTATGCCCGTAAAGGGCCATATCAAAGTACAATGGGTCGCAAAGATATCATGATTAAGCGTGTCCCCACGCCTCTTGCCTTCATCTTAGCAGATGAACTAGATAAAAGGATTCCTATTAAAGATATTTATTTCTCTAAGAAAGAGAATCCTAAGAAACGTTGGCAAGTAGTAGATATCTTGGATGAATTTGGAGACGTTGATCCAAGTTTCAAGCATGTTGTCCTCAAGTTTGCACCAAGTAGTGCTCTAAAAGCTTTGGCTATGGATGCTCTTGGATTCGAGAAAGATGAAGTCTTACTCTTTACTGATGTTGAAGTACCTAAGAAACTGTATCCATTAGAGTTTGGTTACGCTCCATATGCCACTGCAGACGTAATCGACAAAAAGACAGGCTACATTCTTCCTGTGAGTCCAAGTAATTGGCGTGGTAAATGGCCCGAGATTATTAAGTATCATGCAAGTCATTGGGAATATAATACACAAGCAAGAATATACGCATCTGATGATGTGAAGTATACAAGGGGTCTTTATCATTTCTTTGGTGATCCTGAGTTTGATGATAATGACTCGATTCTAACTTGCATGGTAGGCGCGAGTCGTTGGCATGGATTCTCAGTTAATATCCAAGCTGTTAGAGACTTGCGCAAAGAAGCGGTGATTCGTGCAGTCAAAATACGTAAACTGTTTAACTTTAATTCATCACGTGCATGTATCTCTTACATGGAACAGGTGATGGATGAGACAGAGAAATTGGCACTGACCCATAGTGGTAAGAGATCGACTAAATCCGCAGTTCTTGAAAAAATCAGTAAATGGACTGTCGATGCAGTTTGCGATGAATGTCAAGGCATTGGTTGTAAGAAATGTGATGAAGGGCTTGTTCATTCTGATATCCAACATAAGGCAGCAATAAGGGCTAACGAGATTCTCGATGCTCGTCACGCAAAAAAGGAAGTAGAACTCTATGACAAACTTATTGTGGCTAAACGCCTTCATGCTGGTTATAACGTTATTGGTACTTTGTCTAGCAGGATGTCAGGAATCGGAGGACTTAATCCACAGGGAATTAAAAGAGCAAAACGTGTACGAAAATGTTTTACTTTGGCTGATAGCCCTGATTACGTTTTGGATGGTGGTGATTTTGATGGTTTTGAAGTAACTATCACAGACGGTGCATACAAAGATCCAGTGTTACATCAGGATATAACTGAACTTCATACCTGTTTTGATTGCAAGGGAATTGGTTGCAAGGAGTGTGAGTTTACTGGCAAGGTTACAAAGAAGATTCACGGAATATTTGGTACATTCTTCTTTGACAAGACATACGAAGCTATCTTAGCTACTAAGGGTGCTAGTGAACCTGAACGTGATTTGTACACAAAATCCAAGAACGGGGTATTTGCTTTGTTTTATATGGGTGAAGTGCATACACTCATGAATCGTGTAGGTATCAGTAAAGAGCAAGCAGAGGCTGGATTCAATCGACTTTTGACTAGATATAAAGTCTTTGCTAAGGAACGCCAACGTTATATGGACATGTTTTGTTCTATGCGTCAGCCCGGTGGTATAGGTTCTAAAGTTATCTGGGCTGAGCCTCATGACTATATTGAAAGTATGCTAGGATTCAGACGCTATTTTACTCTTGAGAACTTGATTTGCAAAACATTATTTCATTTGGGTGAGAAACCGCCAGATACATGGAAAAAGATTAAGATTAATGTCATTCGCCGTGATCGTGTTCAAACAGCTTGTGGTGCTTTACAATCAGCATTATTCGGAGCAGCATTTGCATTGCAGGCTGCTAATATGCGAGCTGCTGGTAATCATGTGATTCAAAGTACTGGTGGACAACTTACTAAGGGGCTTCAGTGTAAGATCTGGGAAGTACAGCCAAAGGGTGTTAATCCTTGGTATGTACAACCAATGAATTCACATGATGAGATTCAGTGTCCTCGGCTCAAGACTATCAGCACTAAGAAGATTGTAGATGATTTTATCAAAGAAAACCAATCGATAATTCCTCTTCTGAAAATGGAGTGGAAAGAAGGTAATGCTACATGGGCAGACAAATAGAATTAGTCAAGCAGACTATAGTAAAGGAAGTAAATAAGCGAAGAAGCCTATTAACAGTATTGAACACAGTAAAGTTTCGTAGAATCTGGAATTATTCAACAGAACAAGACAAGGAGAATCTTTTAAAAGACCTAGAATGCCGCGATGCTTTATTTGTGAAAGACTGGATGAACACGAATCCAGTTATTGAACTAGAGGAAATGAGTAGTCAACAACTAAAGGAGGTTGCTAAAGAATTAGGTATATCAAATTGGTGTAGACTATCTGTGCCAGCGTTAATCAATGCAATCATATTGGAGAGAAAGAAATGAGAAAAAAGAAACATACACTTGAGGGTATGTACTTGATTATTGAGGAAATGTGTAAACGAGTCGATATCAATAGACCTGAGTTGCCAGATAAGAGAGTATTGAATCGATTGCCTAAGAGTGTTGTTGATGAAGGAGAAAAATGGCTAAAAGCTATTTTTGAAAATGAATATTTAGCAGTGTACTCTATTAGGAAACTATTGTCAGAGGACATCTGGAAGTTTTATGATGCTTTCAAGACCGACTTTAAGGATCATAGAGAAGTCAAACTAATCAAGGAGCGTGCTGAGTTGCTGGAAAGGGCACTAATGAGTTTGACTAGGCCGGATCTTTTTAAGCCAAAAGCTATAACACAGATTCTTAAGGAAATGCGACGTGGACATCTCAAGAAAACTTGCTAGATCTGCCAGAATCTGGAAACAGAAGAAAAAAGAAGAGGAAGAATTGCTGGACGAGGACGAGGACGAGGACGAGGACGAGGACGAGGACGAGGACGAGGACGAGGACGAGGACGAGGACGAGGACGAGGAACCTATAGGAACTAATCATGATTTCTAAGATAGAACTACAAGAGGCAATAATCAACAGGGTAGAACATATTGCAGGAAGCTGTAATTCATTCAATATCAATCGAAACGAAGGAGTGGTCATTGGTCTACTTTGGGCACTAACTGGTAAGAAACTGGATACCTTGCCCAATACTACTGCAGAAATCTTTGATCTGGCTAATATTAAGTATACAAAAGAAGGAGACAAGATTCGATGGGTAATCAACTGAAAAAGGGACCAAGAGAGCTAGCTAACCTACATTCATTGGCTCTTAAGGCTCATGAAGAAAAAATTGGTACACTTTATAGGGTTATGGGCGACTGTATCTTGGCAACTGAACTCCTGATTCGAAAAGGATTGGTGACACATGAAGAAATTGCAACCCTACGAAAAGCAATCCGAAGTGAACAAGTTTCTCAGAATCTTGACAAACGAGGCACTGACGGACCCAGTGTTCAAGGAAGTATTCAAAATTGCGACACCCGAGTATCTGCGGCTACGAGCTATCGAGTTCCTAACGGAGAAGAATCCCCGAAAAGCCCTGATCCTGTTGATGATGGCAGAACTAAGAACAATGTCACAGGAACCTGAGAAATGAACATTTATCTTCATTTTAATGGAGGCTTACAACCAATGGTATGAAAGCATTCTACACAAAACCAAAGTCTGGTCCAGAGGATAAGATACAACGGGAAATCATTGCCTTTCTCCAGATGCGTGGATGGTTTGTGAAGCCCACACATGGTAACATGTATCAAAGTGGATTCCCAGATCTCTTTGCATGTCACTCTAGTTATGGGCAGCGTTGGATAGAGGTCAAGAACCCATTGGCCTATTCATTCACTGGAGCACAGTTAATTGATTTCCCCAAAATCTGTGCAAATGGCTCAGGTGTCTGGGTACTTGTTGCAGCTACTGAGGAAGAGTATAAGAAGCTCTTTAGCAAGTATAACTGGTACTGGTATCTGAGTATCATGAGAGGGTAATATGGAAAAGAAACCTTGTCCCTTCTGTGGGAGTAAATTAGGATTGAACTTAGAATTAGACGGAGGTATTGGTTATGAAACAGGGTACCGAATCGTTTGTTATAAATGCTCTGCCAAAGGGCCACATGTTAAAATCAGACTAGATACTGGTTTCAATCCAGACGTCGAAGCAACTGAACTTTGGAATAAAAGATCATGAGATATAAAAAGAAACCAGTTGTTGTTGAGGCATTTCAGTGGACAGGTGACGAGAATCAGACTGAAGATCCAGAATGGATTGTCAAGGCTATTAAATCTGGTGAAGTTTGGTTCGATAAAATGTGCAAAGGTCGAATAGCACTTGTAATATATACATTAGAAGGATCAATGAGGGCAATGCCAGGTGATTGGATCATTAAGGGTATCAAAGGTGAAATATACCCATGCAAGCCTGATGTGTTTGAAGAAACCTATGAGGTGATTTATGAGTAAGCGAATTGGCGTGTTCATGGATGTTAGTAACTTGTACTATTGCTGTAATCAAAAGTACAAGGCAAAACTGAATTATCGGGCGTATCTTGATTTTATTAAGGAATATGGCGAAGTTTCCCAGGCAATCGCTTATGGTGCTCAGATTAAGGAAGAAGCTAGGAAGTTCATTTCTGTTCTTGAGCATCTTGGATTCCAAGCAAAATACAAGTGTCCTAAGACATTTGAAGGACCAGATGGTGGACTCTCAGTTAAGCGTAAGGCTGATTGGGATGTTGGAATTGCAATGGATGTTGTGCAAATTTGTTTAGGTGTCGGTGTCGATACAATTTTCCTTGGCAGTGCAGACTCGGACTTGACACCTGTTGTTAAGTGGGCAACGAATAGAGGTATTACATTCGTGGTACTTGCTTGTGGAATCTCACGTGACTTGAAAGAAGTAGCAACCAAATGGATCGAGATTCCCGAATCGATGATGGAAGGTCAGGAGCTGGTGGATACTAAGGAAAAGAAAGATGAACCAATTCACTGCGGAACTGACGAGTCTCCTAAATAGGTATTCCAAGGAGAATGAGTCTAATACACCCGACTATGTGTTAGCAGCTTATATTGAAAGCTGTCTGCTTGCATTTAATCTTGCAACTAATTTGCGAGATTTACAAGCACAGCCGAGTAAATTCCCATACCTTGTGCCGCCAAGAACACTGGATAAGGCTAATGACAAAAAAGAATCTTAAAATTGCAAACCTGATACGAGATTCGAGGATTATGCAATCCTTTCTCAGAGATGCTGAGATTAGTCAACGACTTAGTAAGTTGACCAATATTCAACTTGCTAAGGCGTTAGAACTCCATCTTCTTAGCGAACTTCCTTTGACTGGTATGAGATATAATACTGTTGAGGAGTCAATCAGAAGGCTAAAGACAATATGAATACACCCGACACAAACGCAGGCCACTTGACTGAAAAAATTATGTCAAAGATCAAGGAGAGGGAGCCAGAGATGTGTACAAGTCTCTATAATAAAATATATGAATCAGTATTAGCTGTACTTGATGATGAAGAAAAATGGAATGAATCATTTAAGGGTTTTATAAAATGACCAAGTGTACACATCCAGGGTGCAAGAATCATTATTCACATCCTTGTGAAAAATGTAGGAAACCAAAGTTTCCATCTCTTAGAGTCAGCATATCTACTTTGGTAAATTATTCACAAAGTGCTGAAGATACCAGAGTCTTGATGAGATTGTCTAAGAATTTATATAACCCTTTGCCGAAGCATCAAGATTCCGAGATCTGGAATTAGAGAGGTGGTTTGCATGATTCCTCAGAAATGGCATCCAATTAGTATTGCAATATCAATATGTAGTGATCACGGTGAGACTAGTATTATTACTATCGATGCTGAATATCTTAAAGAGAATAAAGAAGAGCAAGAGGCACTTGATAAGTTATGGGAGCATGTCACAATCTACTATAATAGTCTTACAGAAGTATTTAATAAGAGAGAAAGAAATGAAGACTTGCAAGAATACAAGAGACTGAAGAAAAAGCTTGGAATATGATTCGCCAAGTCTATGAATGCTTAGTCTGTGGTTCAAGATTCTTCAAGGATCGACTAAGTAAGGAAGTTACTATGGTAACTGAGATACATACTTGTCGATATATTAAGAATCTCGATGGTTCTATTTATGGCCGATCAGAATTAATTGGAGAAAAAGAAATTGAAACACTTGATTCAGAAAGCCGGTGAACACAATTGTCTTGTATATTCCATGTCCATGCTTCTTGGCCTAAGTGTAGAGGAACTAGAAGCGAGACTCGGGAATAAGGGTAATGAGAAAGTTTGGCCTGAACTTCCTGAGCCACACTGTTATCGCAATTACCATATTCTTGAATTGATTGACATAGCCTATAGCATGAAATTGGCAATGATCTGTTATTACAAAGAAATCTTTCTCTCGCCTACGCTACCGTACACGGGTGCACAGATTCCAATTAAATTAACATACACACATGTACATGAGCTATTGGCTAATACAGATGCTCTTCTTGTAACAGGGAATCATGCATTGGCTTGGAATGGTACATACGTACTTGATCCAAATGGGATTATGAAATCCCTGTCAGATGTATATGATAACCTGACTATGTTTTTTCTGATTAGGAAGATGGAATAGTAATCAAATCAAGCCAAAAATATATTTTCAAAATAGGTGGAAATGTCGTTTGCTAGCGTGTATATTAGGTTAGTAGGGCATTCTACAGTATAGAGGTTGATTTGATTATGCAAAGGAGGATTCGGAAATCATGAAGAACAACCCAAGATTTGAATGGTATGTAGTGCGAAATCACAATGGCGAAATCAAGATTCTCGGAGGGTATGCATACAAAGAAGATGCAGATTGGATTGCATTTACCAAGTCAGAGAATTATAAGGTTGATGTGTTTGCACACAGGCTTCTCTGTGATCAATTAGATCCCAATAAGGATGAAAACTGGGTATGATTAACAATCCAGACTACAAGTGGTATGTGATTCGAGGAACTAAGATTGTTTCTGGATGGGAATATAAGACTTCATGAAAGAGAATGGAGGTAAGGTCGTAGCCAAATCAAGATGCAAATTGAATCCTAACATCAACTCAAATTGGGAATTAGCACGATGATAGAACTCAAGAAATATTTACATGTTGACATGCTCTCAGAAGAAGAACTATACCGATTGACATCTCTATTGCGAGAGCATAATGAGTCGGCTATGAAGCCATTGATTCTGCATCATATACCCTTAACTGCACACTTCGCAGGACAAACTACTTTGCAGTTTGGGTATCGAAGTGGGGAATGTCTCTCAGCAGGATTGGAAGGACTTGTTGCATCCATAAATCGAATTTATGAGGCAGCCGGAACAGATACTCCAATCTTGAGAGACAACAATATTACACCCTATCTAGTAGTTTGTATCAAGGGTGCAATACTTGATTTTGTCAATCATGATCATCTTGTACCCATTGGCAGAGCCACAGTGCGTAAGGGACTTAAAGACTTTCCTAGACTTACGCCAATTACCATCTTGCCATCTGGATTCGAGACCGATATTGACCATCTACTTGAACATCGAGACTTTGTAGAGTCTGATCTTCAAGGTACATATATTGAGATGGGTCTCAATGAGCGGGATATTAAGGTTCTTCAATTGAAACTAATGGGCTATACTTATCAAGAGATTTCTGACCTGACTGGCTATACCTTTCCATTGGTTAGCAAAATATTCCGTGGAATCCAAGACAAGTTCATCATGCTATTTAAGTTTCGACCACGACATGCACGAAAACGACGTAGCGATAGGGAGGAGATAACATGAAAAGGTGTTTGTTTGTGGTGGCATCACCGAAGGTGAAGGAAATGGGAAATCACTGTGTTGTAGTTGCTATGAATCAGGTAAACAAAAAAGGAAAGTAAGATACGGTCTAATAAATGTGTTATCAAATATTTGGGATCGGCTTTCGTCCTCTATGAGGAAGGTAGCATGAAAAGAAATCAGAGTGAAACTGATATTATTAAAATGCTGAAGGAAGACTAAAATGAAACTTTATAAGCTGACAGACGAAAATGATCAGACACAAAATTCTTGCCAATGGGGCGAGAATATTACACATGAGACGAGTGGTGAAGGCAAATTTTGTGGGCCGGGATTCACTCACTGGTATCTTGACCCTCTTTTAGCAGTGTTTCTGAATCCAATTCATGGAGATTTTGATCCAAAGACCATGCATCTGTGGGAAGGCAAGGGAGAAATAGTCAAGAATGATCATGGGCTCAAAGTGGGTTGCACCAAGGCAACTACACTTCGTCGGATTAGCTTGCCCGAGATTAGTACTGAGAATCGGATTAAGATTGCAATCCTTTGTACCAAGCAAGTTTGCAAAGAGCAGGCTTGGAATACTTGGGCAGACAATTGGCTGAGTGGTAAAGACAGGACTCGGAAATCGGCGACGGCGGCGTCGGCGGCGGCGTCGGCGTCGGCGGCGGCGGCGGCGGCGGCGTCGGCGGCGGCGGCGGCGTGGGCGTCGGCGTCGGCGGCGGCGTGGGCGGCGTGGGCAGCGGCGTGGGCGGCGTGGGCAGCGGAGGCAAAAGCTATTGATCTGCTGAAGATTATCAAGGAGAATCTGAAATGAACAATAGAGAACTAGAAAAAAGTATGGGTGTTAAAATAGATGAACCTATGTCTATGCTTATTGAAGCTATTGATCGACTTACATTTGAACTTAGGGTTATGAACGTAATTAAAGTAGGTCCCATAAATTATAAATACTGGGAGGATCAAACCAAATTGTTAGAAGGTAAATAACCTAATGAACCACAAACGAGAATGTAATGAATGTGTATTTAAGCATCTCGGTTCAGCTTACGTATTATATGAAGAGACAAGAAATGGGTATCCTGAGGATCGGATTCTAGTTATTGGCCACCTTGATCAAGCAGCCAGTCACTGTTTCACTCAGGAACAACGAGAAATGATTCGGGAACTACGGAAGAAATATCAAGACACAGGAGACTTAGAGTATGCAGACATTACACGAATTGCATCAAGCCTGGGTACAGAAGAACCAATCACGGGAATCTGAAGTTAAGTGGGCCGCATGTCTTAGGTGTGGATGCCATGGTTCCAGTAAGGAATGTGGTCATGCTCCTTTAGCTAATGGTTGTGAACTCAATGACCAATCGATTTGCCCCTGCTGTACTAAACTGGCAGATGTGGCTAGGTTCACAAGAGACATGGAAATGATATCAAAGATTCCAGAACCTCTTGATCATCGACGTTGGCAAGCTGATATCCTTATGTATCAGAAGCTCAAGGAACTTGGTTATACTGAGGGATGTGCAATCTATAGGAGCTTGAAACAATGAAACTCTATAAACTGACAGATGGCAATGATCAGACATATAATTCTTGCCAATGGGGCGAGAACATTACACATGAGACGAGTGGCGAGAGCGATCTTTGTGGGCCGGGATTCACACACTGGTATTTGGACCCTCTCTTGGCTGTGTTTCTGAATCCAATTCATGGAAAGTTTGATCCAAAGACCATGCATCTGTGGGAAGGTAAGGGCGAGGTAATCAAGAATGATCACGGGTTGAAAGTAGGTTGCACCAAGGCAACTACACTTCGTCGAATTAGCTTGCCTGAGATCAGTATTGAGAATCGGATTAAGATTGCAATCATCTGTGCCAAGCAAGTTTGCAAAGAGCAGGCTTGGAATACTTGGGCAGACAATTGGCTGAGTGGTAAAGACAGGACTCGGAAATCGGCGACGGCGGCGACGTGGGTGGCGGCGGAGGCAGCGGCGTGGGCGGCGTCGGCGTCGGCGGCGTGGGCGGCGTCGGCGTCGGCGGCGTCGGCGGCGGAGGCGGCGGCGGCGGAGGCAGCGGCGGCGGAGGCAGCGGCGGAGGCAGCGGCGGAGGCAGCGGCGGAGGCAGCGGCGGCGGCAGCGGCGGAGGCAGCGGCGGCGGAGGCAGCGGCGGAGGCAGCGGCGAGGGCGTCGGCGAGGGCGGCGGAGGCGGCGGCGGCGGCGGCGGCGAAGGCGACGGCGGCGGAGGCAGCGGCGACGGCAGCGGCGAGGGCGGCGACGGCAGCGGCGAGGGCGTCGGCGGCGGCGGCGAGGGCGTCGGCGGTAAAAGATATTGATTTGCTGAAAATTATCAAAAGGAGCTTGAAATCATGCAAACAATTAAAGTCGGACCAAAAGGTAGACATGTAAAGATACCAATAGGTTGGCATCGGGTAACTGAGGGTATAACAAATAAATGGGACAAGTTTGCTGATACACAAACTTTGCTTTTTCAAGATGTTGAAAAGGATGATTTGGAAATGTCTTGGGATGACTATGACTGTTTAATCCGTAATGATGATAGACTATACCCAAGATAATGGAACTAAAATGCAAGCAAAACGGATAAATGATTATAAAGGAAAGAAGTGCTGGAAGTTTCCAGTCAAAATCGAATATGGAGAAAAAGCAAGCTATACACAGTGTCCTGAGGATATGTTAAAGGGGATCACTTGGGTGATCAGTACTTCGGCACGAGATGCAGGATACATGATTCGGGATAAATTGGCAGGTATACCTTGTGTCCAGCTTGAAGTCTTTGGTCCCAAAGGTGGAGTAGCTTGGCACTCGTATCGGGGATGGGAATCAGCAATCTTTGAGCAGATGTGCATGAATCGAGAAGATAAACAAGGGAAACTATTATGACAAAGCATCAAGCAATCAAAAACGCATGTAGGCTTATTAACTTAGCCTGGATGGGTATTGATCCTATGGCTAATAATCCATGTGACTGTTTCTGTGGAAAAAACGTAGAAGGATTCCAAGCAGACATAGAGACATTCAACTGGGTTCGAGATGCGATTGTCGAGAAGCAGGAACGTGAAGGAAAGATAGTCAACAAGAATCATGAAGCATTTAGATTGGGAGCCTGAACATGTTTACTGTGCATATTGAAGTAATTGGCTCACCCTTTGGTAAAATAATACAAAAACTTCAAGAATATAAGGCTCCTTTTGAACTTACTGGTAGCCACCGTTATCTTAGAAAAGTCAATGCTGATTGGGATTTTTTCACTCAATATAATAATAATATATACCTATACCTACTTAGAATTGGCTTCGTAAGCTGTTTAGATTATCAAGTTGACAGGCATATAAAATCAGTACTTATCTGGAATAAAGGTATAGATGTCAATGAACAAATTCATATACAATTAGTATCTGATTTTCAAGCAAAAGTAATTATACAGAATTACTTTGGGTACGAAATCCATCAAGTAAATGATAAAACAAAAGCAAACAATCTCTGGAATAGTGCATTTAGATTATATTACAACTTAAAAGGACTTAAGCCATGACAGCAAAACAAGTAATCGCAGAGGTCTTGAAGCGAGAATCTGAAGTGTCAGTTTGTGTGGAAACAACATATTGGTCCCATGAAGGAACACCAAGAAATAATCACAAAGATTATTCACTTTGGGTTGCTAAGGGCAATCGTTACTATCGTGGTACAACATATCAGGAATGTCTTGATCAGTATCTGAAAAGTCGTGTTTAATTAATCAATGCCCAGGTGGCGGAATGGCAGACGCAACAGACTTAAAATCTGTCGAGGAAACTCGTATGGGTTCGACTCCCATTCTGGGCACCAATCAAAGGAATAAAGAAATGTCAAACACAAATCAACAACTGAGAGACGGGCTTATCAATATAGCAGATCAATGCAATCGTCTCTCATTATATAATATTGAAAACAACTACGAAGGTTGGTAGAGCCAAATAAAGATGACACAGAGCGTTTGGAATTTCTGATGGCACAGTACAACATGACGAGAGAATCCATTGATACATGGCAGCGTTCGATGGACAAGCCCGAGCCGAAGTACCGGCCATGGACGGCAGCGGAGGCGGTAGGCAAAGCGATCAGGTGCAAGGGCAACAAAGGCACATAGATTGTGCATTTGATCACGTCAGCGGGGAAAAATGCGGCGTTCGATAATCGAACCTATGCGCTTGAGTTCCTGCTACAGGACTACGAACAGCCCGATGGTTCGCCATGCGGCGTAAAGATTGAATAATATATTAGCTTAGGAGAACCTGAAATGACTAAATGGATATCAGTAAACGACAAAATGCCAGAAGAAGGCACCTATGTGCTTACCTGTGACTATAAAAACAAAGAATCTGTTCTGACTGCAAGATACAAAGAAGGACAATTTTATATCTTTAGCTTCATAGTAGATATAGTTACTCACTGGATGCCCTTGCCCGAGGTACCAAATGAAAACAATCTACGTTGATTTAGATGGTGTTATTGTAGACCTTGTTCAAGGAATCTTGAACAAACAGGGTATCACTAGTTTCCATTGGCCCAAGGGTGAATACAATATTGAAAAAACACTTGGAACAAACTGCCTTAGGGATATGAGTATCCATGACTGGGCTACGTTGCCAATGACACTAGATGCTAAGAGAATCATGAATATCATCTGTGATTATGATGTTAAAGTGATTCTTTGCTCTAAGCCTTATAATGAAACAAGCGCAGCAGGTAAATGGCTTTGGTGGCAAACTAGCCAATTCGCTGGATTTCCATTGATTCTGACCGATATGAAAAGTATCTTAGTAAATAAAGATACTTTGCTTATTGATGATTCAGAACTAGAGTGTGTTCAGTGGCAGCAGAATGATGGAAATTGCATCTTGTTGCCTAGACCTTGGAACTATCTGTATAATGTAAATACAATTACTTCTCTAGAAAGTGGAATAAGGAATCAATTTCATGTTTGATACATATGTCACGAAACAAGCTGCACCTTATCCTCAGACAATCACAGAAATAAAGGCTCCAACAGATGATTCTATTAGGATTTATAAAGAGTTAAAGGAAAAGGTAACAAGTGAGTTGCTTGCTTGTTTCAGAACTAAGGATAATGGATTCGAATGTACTTGGCACCTATTTGATCGGCCTGAAATACAGGGTGCTATATTAGTTTGTCGATTCTCATTAAATGGACATGATCATCAAGTCAAGATTGATATTGATGATCGTATGACTACTGACGAAGTGGCACAGAAAATCAATAAAGTATTAACTGAATCATTGTCAGTTATCATGATTAGGTATATCAACGAAGGACTGAGAAACGAGTTATCGAAAGGACAAGGTCATGGTTCTTACAAGTAAGAATGTTGAGGATGTGCTCAGAGACTGTTTGTTCACTGAAGATGAGGATAAGTCTCAAGCAGTGTTTGTTGAAGGAGTAATAACTAACTTTAAATTTCATCCTGGTAGGTTGTCAAATCATCGAGAAGACATCATATCAATGCTCAATGATTTGCCAGAGGATTTCCAGAAGGATAAGGGTGGTGGTTGGAGTTTTCTTAATGCCTGTGTAGACAGGTTAGGTAGACAATGGGGTGAACATATCAATATTGAACAATTACTCGTTCTTGGCATTGCTATCAAGTATGCAAAGATCTTGTTACCAAGAGATATGTGGAATATTCTCCCTGGTGGTATGCCATATTTCAGTGTAGGAGATGAGTTAGCTAAAGCCGAAATTGCTATTGAGGAGGTAAGTAACTAGTATGACTACAAATCAAATAGTCTTGTTGCTTGATATCTGCCAAGGATTTAGTAAAGATAGACATTTGGGCACATTGGAAAGAGATTTACAAATACTTCTGAGAAAGGGACTAATTGACTCAACTAAGACTGATTGGAAATTAACTGACCGTGGTTATCAAGTTGCAAATCTTCTATTGCTAGTTGGAGACTTAGTATGACAACTGATCAAGCCATTAAAGTAATTAATAAATTTGCTCCTGAATATACAGGAATACTTATTCAGGAAACTACAAGATTTATAGGAGGTGTTAAAGAACATTTCTTTAGTGTCTTTGTCAAGTCTCATAAACAGCATGCCTATGGGCTAACTCTGAAACAGACTATTGATAGACTGCTTAAGAATCGAGATTCTAAGACTCCAGAAGATATTATCTCGAACCTGGAATCGAGAGTCAAGAAACTTGAATCAAAGATAGGCGGTACGATATGAAACGTGAATTCCTGATGCTCGCTCATAAGTTCACTGATGACCCCATTGGTGGTTGGTTTTGTTCTGAGAAGTTAAATGGGATGCGTGCATATTGGGACGGTGGAATCTCCCGTGGTCTCAAGAAGATTGATATCCCATGGGCAAATACAGACAAGGATGAACGGTATAAAGATTATCAAGTTTGTACAGGACTCTGGTCCCGATTGGGCAATGTACTTCATGCTCCCGATTGGTGGCTCGATACTATGCCACAAATGCCATTGGATGGAGAACTTTGGATCGGGAGACGACAGCGCCAGTCTCTGATGAAGATTGTCAAGGATCTTGATAATCTAAACTGGGGACCAGTAAAATACATGGTCTTTGAGACACCCGCATACGAAATGATGTTTGATGGAAGTATGCTTCCTTGGGGTAAACAAGCTTTGCTTGGACCACTAGAGAGTCAGAAAATAGGGTATTCACCAAAGCCAAACACCCCGTTCTGGGCTAAGGTTGATCTCATGAAGGAAAAACTTCATGAGCATAATCTTATTAAGATTGTGGATCAAGTTAGGCTTCCTTGGTCTAAGTTTGATGCCTACCCACTGATTGAGAAGATGCTTTTGCCTGATGCTTGTGTGAATCAGGGTATTGAAGGCTATATGCTCAGGAGTCCTGATGTAGGTTACGAATGCTGCCGTAGTCATAGGCTCTTGAAAGCAAAGCCATGGCAAATTGGCAAGGGAAAGGTAATTGGTTATACTTATGGGAAAGGTAAATTCTATGGAATGATGGGGGCTTTGGTCATTGAGACCATTGTCGATATTGAAGGATATGATCCGAAATCAGTGATTCTTGAACTTTCAGGGTTCACTGACCAGGAACGTAGACTTAGTGACTCTACATGTGAACCTAACGAATGCAAAAAATCAGTTCGAGAAGGAGTAACAGCTGTTGCTTTCCCAATGAATAGTGAAGTGAGTTATAAGTTCAATGATACTAGTGAAGATGGCGTGCCACAAGAAGCGAGGTATATGCGATGAATGAGTGCACACTATGCCACACATAATCAAAAGAAATGGTACACTTGCAACTGTATGTCTTTGGTTCTGAAGGAATTGAAGTGTGTTTCCAATGTCGTATGGTATTAACAGAAGTAGCCAAAGGAATCAATTCGGCAACAGGTAGAGCCAAGATTGCTGGATTCAAGAAGGGAAAAGAAAGTCTTGCCAATAGTATTTGAATATAGACTTATCAGTAATCAGTGTATGAAGCCCAAACCAGGAACAATTAAGCTAATGGAAGTTGGAGAAAGGTGAAATGAAACTTTATAAACTGACAGACAAAAATGATCAGACACACAATTCTTGCCAATGGGGCGAGAATATTACACATGAGACGAGTGGCGAGGGCAAGCTTTGTGGGCCGGGATTCACACATTGGTATCTTGACCCTCTTTTAGCTGTGTTTCTGAATCCAATTCATGGAGATTTTGATCCAAAGACCATGCATCTGTGGGAAGGTGAGGGCGAGGTAATCAAGAATGATCACGGGTTGAAAGTAGGTTGCACCAAGGCAACTACACTTCGTCGGATTAGCTTGCCCGAGATCAGTACTGAGAATCGGATTAAGATTGCAATCCTTTGTGCCAAGCAAGTTTGCAAAGAGCAGGCCTGGAATGCTTGGGCAGACAATTGGCTGAGTGGTAAAGACAGGACTCGGAAATCGGCGGCGGCGGCGGCGGCGGCGTCGGCGTCGGCGGCGGCGGCGTCGGCGTCGGCGGCGGCGGCGTCGGCGTCGGCGGCGGCGGCGGCGGCGTCGGCGTCGGCGGCGGCGGCGGCGTGGGCGTCGGCGTCGGCGGCGGCGTGGGCGGCGTGGGCGGCGTGGGCGGCGGCGGCGGGGGCGGCGTGGTCGGAGGCGGAGGCGGCGTGGGCGGCGAGGATGGTGGAGGTAAAAGATATTGATTTGCTGAAGATTATCAAGGAGAATCTGAAATGATTAATGAAACACTGAATCTGCTTGCACAAAAACTTGGAGTGGGTGTCGAGATTCTTTGGGAATGCCTACTGAAACAGGCATACATCGATTCTATGCTAGCTGTTATATTTATCTTGGTTCTAATTGATATCTTCTGTGTTACATATAGACTGATCTGGAAATATAAGATGCCTGATCCTGATTATTATGATATGAGATTTTCGGTCTTTGTTTGCAAGTGTCTTTGGGGATTTTTCTTAGTATTAGTTACTTGTTTAGTGTTTATTGAGTTGCCTTTGATCTACGCAGGATTCATGAATCCTGAATATTGGGCGATTTACAAGATTCTGGGAGCAATGAAATGATACTAGAATAAGGACTATCTAAGATGTATGGACAAGACTGGTCTAATGCAGTAGCAATTCGAGATGACCTTCTGATTTCCGTTATCAAGGAGCATAGGAAAGATGGCAAACTTTCTATTAAATTGATTAAAAGAATCGAGAAGCAACTTAAACAAGACCAGCGTCATTATCAATTTGATATAGATTGGGAGTCCAAGCCATGATCTTAATCAAACCCAGTTCTAAAGTCCTTGCAGTATCGGTCTTCTCATTGAATCTCATCGAATTGGCTGGAAGGGTATGTTACAAAAGTGAGGATAAGATAACTAAAGAGTCTAACCTCAAGTTTGCGGAGAAAATTATAAATCTTGGTCATGAATCTGTACTTGAACATGCTAGTGCCACGGTTCGAATTATCTGTGATCGAGGCGTGAGTCACGAAATCGTGCGTCATCGTCTTGCCTCATATAGTCAAGAAAGTACGCGTTATTGTGACTATAATAAGAGTCAAGTAACATTTGTGATTCCACCTTGGGTTTCCATTGAACCTGGGGAGTATTTAGTTGCTACCAATGAGTGGATGCACGCTATGATTAGTGCAGAGGATGCATATAAAGCACTAAGACTTCAAGGTTGGAAGCCTGAGCAGGCACGATCAGTGCTTCCGAACAGTCTAAAGACTGAATTAGTGATGACAGCAAATTTCCGTGAGTGGCGACACGTCTTCAAGCTTAGGACAAGTGATCGTGCCCATCCTCAGATGCGCGAGATCATGTGTCCTTTGCTTGAGCAATTCAGACAACTAATACCGGTGATCTTTGATGAGAACATTTAAATATATCATCTTTGAGAATGGATTCCGAATCTTCGGAACGGCTGAGAATCACAAGGATGTAGCAGATGGCCGTAAGGTATTGGCTGCTGGTATGATTGATCTCGATGAGCCAATCTGTTATGGAAACTCTGAGAGTTTAGGAGTCAAGAGCCGAAGAGAAGAAGATACAAAGGAAATTAAATTCAGTGGAGATCCGAGTGCTCAGATCACGAATCGGGAACTAAATATCATAGGTATCTTATCTAAGGAACTTGCTCCTGAATTATTTCAAAGAGTAATGAATAGGATTGATGATCTAGGAGACTGGTAGACCATGAAATTTGTAGCATTATTTAAAGGTCGAGGTGAAGGTTGCGATTACACAATAGCTTGTAATAAAGACTTCAGAGTCTTTGATGCTGAGAATTGTGGACAAGCTATTGAAGTTTGCAAAAAGTATTGGGAGGACCATGGCAAGTCTCGGGGAGATACACCAGTTGTTGACATCGATTTATACCAATTGACTGGAGACAAGATACTAGTAGGAATTGATGTTTGGAACAACTTGGATGCTAAAGCTGGATTAGAGGAAAAAGTTAGAGAAATGAAACGTAGACATCAAGAAGAATTGGACTATTTGCAAAGATGAAAACTACTTGGACCGTTGACGGTTATTCTCAGGAAGTAAGGTTCGTTGGCTTGACTCCTGAGGGAGCAGCCATGATCTTGCTTAAGGACAATAGACTTGAGATTGTAGATACTAATCAATTGGAGATAGTATCCACGATCAATGATCTAGTCAGAGTTATCGGATTGTCAGCTGTTGTGAATCAACAGACTATGTTCATGGAAGCTGAAAACAAGACTTGGGAACACAATGGAGAACAACCAGCATATGTTGGCTGGATTACACCAGAGGCTGAAGAATTATTGAGACTGATTCAGGAAAACTAAAATGAAACTCTATAAACTGACAGACAAAAATGATCAGACACACAATTCTTGCCAATGGGGCGAGAATATTACACATGAGACTGATGGCAAAGGCGAGCTTTGTGGGCCGGGATTCACTCACTGGTATTTAGACCCTCTCTTGGCAGTGTTTCTGAATTCGATTCATGGAGATTTTGATCCAAAGACCATGCATCTGTGGGAAGGCGAGGGCGAAGTAATCAAGAATGATCATGGGCTCAAAGTGGGTTGCACCAAGGCAACTACACTTCGTCGGATTAGCTTACCCGAGATCAGTACTGAGAATCGGATTAAGATTGCGATCATCTGTGCCAAGCAAGTTTGCAAAGACCAGGCTTGGAATACTTGGGCAGACAATTGGCTGAGTGGTAAAGACAGGTCTCGGGAATCGGCGACGGCGACGGCGTCGGCGACGGCGTCGGCGTCGGCGACGGCGTCGGCGACGGCGTCGGCGACGGCGTCGGCGGCGTCGGCGGCGGCGTCGGCGTGGGCGGCGTGGGCGGCGGAGTCGGCGGAGGCGGCGGAGTCGGCGAGGATGGTGGAGGTAAAAGATATTGATTTGCTGAAAATTATTAAGGAGAATCTGAAATGAGAACTTGGATACTTTTTGTCTTGTTGTTTTGCTCGGGTTGCCAAGTAACCAACAAGCCAAAAGCACACGGTGTTGCTCTAGTTATCGGACTCACGGAAGTTGATCCAAGAAGCTATTCTGGATGGCATGGTGAATGTCCAGGTACGGATACAGATGCTCGAATCTTTGAGATTCTTTGTCAAGAGTTCAAGTATCCTGTAACCAAACTAATCAATGCACAAGCAACAAGAGCCGCGGTCAAGAATCAAATGGCTCGCTTGACAAAGGATCTTGAACCGGGTGACTTGTTCGTATTCTTTATCTCTTGTCATGGAGGCCAGATCAAGGATATTAATAATGATGAGGAGGATGGCCAAGATGAAACTATCTGTCTCTGGGATGGCGAGCTTAAAGATGATGAATTGTTATGGCCTAATTGTCGGACCTTCTTTGTCACTGATAGTTGTAATTCCGGAACTAATGTCAGATACAGGCCCAACGACGTACCCAGTACTGGAAATCTCTTACACTTCGGAGGTTGTCCAGATGGGAAGTCATCGTTCGGAGATTCTAGCGGAGGGACATTTACCACTGCACTTGTTGATTCTTGGGTCGAAGGGCAATCGTATAGTGACTGGTTTTCCAATGCTTCGAGACTGATGCCAAAGAATCAGAGACCTGTCTTGATGGAGTATGGAACTAGTTTCAAGAATCGGGAGGCTATGAAATGAAACGTTGCCCATTCTGTGGTAGTACACATGTTCGGGTTCAAATAGACAATTCTTATTTTATTTGGTGTGCTCATTGTGGTGCAAAGGGACCAGCATCTGGTACACCAGAGCTAGCTATCAAGAGATGGGATACGAGAATCGAGGATACTATAGCTCAGTATATTGTTAAATGGTCAAATGAAAGAATCATTTCACATGAGGCCTATGACATGACTCGGGAATTCCTTAATGGGGAGATGCACAATTCGATTCTATATGATGTTTTAGTCAAGGAGTTTGGAGAATGACTGAGAACCAGATTCGGGAACTATACAAGCTATTTACAGAATTGTATCCAACAGTCTTGTATAACACTTATAAGCGTTGGCTAGAGGAAACTGATCCTGCGAGTGCTCAGGCTCATGCTTCTCGTGTCTTGATTACGACTTGGAATGGGTGTCTCTTGACGCCGAATCAGTTTCGGGAATGCTATGAAGGCTTCTTGAGGCATATGAGTTATGACAAAGAGACCTTACCCGAAGATGAGTTTCTGAGATACTTGGTTGATCACTCCAAATACTATCAGGCATATGTCAAGGAAATTTGGGCTTTTGTCTCAGGCTACTTGAGTCAAGAGCCAAAGATTAATAGGCTTACCACTCTTTGATTGAAAGGTTGGAAATGAAACGATTTAAAGTATTACCTGGGGCTTCAATTACATTTAACTTTGATTTCACTGGTATGATTCTTGATCAATTTGGAAAGAATTGGCTAATTGACCCACATTGTAAAAGTTGTATTGTATTGAAACAACCAGAAAAGGATATTAATGGAAAGCAATGTGTATCAACGGGTAGTGTATCTATTGATAAGAAGTATCTAAAGGAACAAAAAATAAAACTTTTGGGCTAAAGAATGATTGAATTTAAGCTTATCAAGAAGGAACAATATCCCGACTGGATGCTGATTTCTTCTTATACCGATCTCTTTGGCCTAAGATCGGAGCAATACGAGCAACAATTCTTTTCTGGTCTATAAGGCTCTTTGAAACAAGGAAGGTGGAACACCATGTTAACTAAGAATCAAATTAGAGAACTATATGACCACTTCGAGAGTATCTACCCGCTCCTTAGGTATGAGACTTATAAGGAATATCTTCTGGCTCCCGATCCTCGTGACGGGAGCTTAGCTTCTAGTGTTCATGCACATGCATCAAGAGTGCTAATAACAATTTGGGATGGTCATGTCTTGACACCGAGACAGTTCAAGGAGATTTATGCGGGATTCTTGGAAACCACGACAAATCAATATATTGAAAATGCTAAAATCTAAAGTCCTTTACTCCACAGACTCATACACTCCGCGACTTCGTGCTTTTATTTCAGGATACCTACTCAATGATTAGAGTATGGACATACCGAGACGGGAACAAAGTTGAGGCCTTACTTGTAAGGGCTCACTCAGGTGGTCAAAAGACAATCATGTATAAAGATGGTGAGTTTGATGTAAAAGACTGGAATCAGGTAACGGCAATCAATCCAGTCAAAAAAGCCGGAGGCCGGAGGCCAAGTCATGAGAATCCTTAATGGTAGAAAGATTAGGGAAGAAGTATTACGGGATGCATTAGACAACAATGGACATAATCTTATCTTGGGAGCATTATATTAATTATTTGACAGTATTTAATCCTGACTATGCAGTAACGACTACTTCTATTAGAAGTTTCACAAAGGGATTCCTGGCTGCTTTGGAAGCAATGAAAGTAGAGGTAGAAGAATGACCGAGGCAAAGTTCTGGGATAAGGTTCATCAAGACAATAGCAAGTTGTGGCTTACTTGCTCGAAACCCGAGAACGTTTTCAAGATTCATGGGCTACCGATACCTGAACCAGGAACCAAGATTCTAGACATCGGTATTGGTGATGGGTCAATGCATAGGTTTCTACAAAAGGCCGGAGGCCATGTTTGGAGTACAGACATCAGCGATATTGCACTTGCTCGGGTAGGTTGTCGTGGGATACGAGAGTCGGGGATTCAGGTTCATGGTCCATGGGACTTAGTTCTTTGTCATTTGGTTTTTCAGCATATGGACTTGCCAGATATCAAGCAATTAATTTCCAGAATCAAGTTGCGAGAGTCGGGAATCTTTAGTTTCCAGTTCGCAGAATTAATTAATGAATCTGATGGACAGTGGACCCATCACTATTTCCGAGACTTGGAGACCATGGAGAACCTGATTCTCTCTTTGGGATTCAGGATTCTTTATATCAGGAATCCTTCTGATTGGCCATGGGAAGGTTCGTTAATCCGTTGGTGGGTAATGAGAGTCTGGAATTGAGATTCGAGGTTCGAGAGCCGGGAATTGAGAAAGGACAATGGGAATGAAAACTGAATGGCTATTCACCATCGAGTCTGGAGACAAGAAAACGCGCGTCACGCTGACCGAAGCCGAGGCGCGGCAACTCTATGAAGATCTACGGGCGATGTTCTGCCTGCGAAACTTCGTTGTGACGTATCCCATCACTGTCCCGATTTACCCGTACGGCACTGGCACACCACTGCCGGAACCGACTTGGACGGTCTGTATGACGAGCGACACGGCGGGAAGTGACCCCACACCAGGAGCGAATCAACAAGGTCAAGTATCACATGGGCGACGGATTCGAGGTTCGAGAGTACGTTGAATTATGCCAAGGCTCGACGACCAGGAGCGCAGGGCGATGGTTCACGGGAGCAAGAATGCATGACATTGTATGTCCATCGCTATTCGAGAGATTCACAGGGTGCACGCGGAACTTGACCTCGTTGCACGGTTGCATGAGGCTCTTGACATAAGGAATAATAAATGTCAGACTACCTGATTTTCAAATGGGTCGATATTATTGCCAACCTGACTAATAGAGAAAAGGCTCAATTGAAAAGGATTACAGAGAAAATTAATAAGAAGCGAGATGTTTTACAGGCCTATGTTATTGAGTCTACTGACCCAAAATATGCAAGAGTTGCTAACCTAACAATTGAGGAAGCTGTTCAAAAACTATGTTCTTGTCCAATCTGTGGTTGTCCAGTTGGAATTCTGATAACACCAGCAGGGCACTATCAAATCAAGGGTTATCACAATTCTGAATGTTATATTAATGAAGCCAATGATCCGATATTCCTGTCACTGGAAGAATTAGTAAGGAGATGGAACTACCGTGAGAATCTTCATACTTGAGGATATCCCTGTCAGAATTGAATGGTTTGTCAAAGCAATATATCAAAAGGAATTAGTCATTTGCGGGAATCGGGATTCTGAGATATAATGAATTTGATTTTATCTTCCTTGGTGGCGGAATGTACATGGAATCAGATGGCCCTAATACTGTTTGGCAAGTTGGCAAGAACTGTAAGTCTATGATCATTGTGCATTCGCTATACCCTAAAGGAGCACAGGCTATAATGTCGGTTCTCGGGAATCGGGGAACCTGTCTCCCATTCGGGTCTCCTGGATTCAATGCATTACTGGATAGAATTATAAGCAAGAACATATGAACTTTAGGGAAATCTGCTAGACTTTGGGGATCAGTAGAGAGCCGAGAGCCGAGGATTAGTGAATGAAACATTCATAATCTGAAGTGGCGGGATTACTTGTCCAAGAAATTGATGCTTAGGAGATTGTAATATGAAAGATAAAGCTTACTTAGGCGATGGCGTGTACGCAGAGCGAGATGAATATGATGCCCTGATTCTGAAAGCAAGTAACGGGGAGGAGGAAAACGATCTTAGGATCTATTTCGAGGATGAAGTAATTGTGGCATTGCTCCGGTATCTTAAGATTTGGAGATTAGGGTATGAAAGCATTCTGGGAACAAATGCATGCATCACGGAATCTGAAGTGGCTCACTGACAGTGATCCTAAGGCCGTTCTCAAGATGCATGAGATCGAGCCGAGCGCCGGAGCCAGGATTCTTGACTTCGGCATTGGCACCGGAGGCATGGCGCGCTACTTAAAATCACAAGGCTACTGGGTATGCTCTGTGGACATTTCGCCGTTGGCTCAGTTACGAGTGTCGGGGATTTCGGACATGGTGACTTCCTTTGATAAAGAGTATCCAAATACTGATATCGGAATCGCGCATCTTGTTTTCCAGCATATGTGCGATGAGGATATAATCACGGCACTTAGGAATATGCATACCAGTTATTTGAGTGTACAGTTCATCTCCGGTAAACAAAAAGATGCAGAACTCCGATACTTGCGAACAACGGAAAGAATGTTGAACCTGATTCAGTCTGTTTATCCGAGAGCCGAGTGTCTTTGGCAGGGTAGCGAGTATTGGATAAAGGGTTTCCAGAACCATGTTTGCCGCTATGCAAATCTTGGTACAGGTGATTAAGAGCCGGGATTCGAGAGCCGGGATTCGAGAGCCGAGATTCGAGAGTCGGGAGTCGAGATTCGAGGAGAACTAAAATGATCAGTCCTTACTTGAGCCCGTCAGGTGTCCTTACCTACTTGCGTGATGAGACCGAGTTCTATGTCCGCTATGTGCTTGGACACAAGACTAAGACCAAGCAGACAATGCCTATGGCTATCGGCACTTGCTTCGATGCCATCGTGAAGGCGAGAATCTCGGAGGCGCTTCTTGGGAAGAAGTATTCCGATGTGTTTGATCAGCTCATTGGTGATTCTATTGAGGCCTTGCCCTACGGTCAACATTGCTGGACAGAGTATCGAGATTCGGGTGCGTTTGCAGACCTCATGCTTGAACTGAACCTGGCTGTAGCAGAGCCTCGGATGGAACTCGAAGTACGTGATACTGTGTTTGGTGTACCGATGCTTGGCAAACCGGACCTTTACTTTGTGACTAAGACTGGGGCACAGGTTATCTATGATTTCAAAGTGAATGGGTATATGAACCCGACATCCCCGAAACCGGGCTACCTTGTTACACGTTTTCGGGGACAACGCAGCAGTTATAAGACCTGTAAAGTGACCGAAGTTCAGGGGATTCGGATGAACACCGCAATGCTACCTCAGTTTGGCAGCTCGGTACAAGACTGGCTCATACAACTCTGCATGTATTCTTGGATTCTTGGAGAGCCAATTGGCACTGAGACTGTTATGGGCATTGATCAGATCACTAGTTCGGACGGCCCGTATAGTGATCTGAGAATCTCGAGTTACCGATTTCAGGTGGAACGCTCAGTACAGATGCAGTTAAGAGACCTGATTACTTTGATCTGGAAGAGGATGCATTCAGACGATTGGCCTGAAGGACTAGATGATCCTATCTTCCGATGATGACCTCCGGTCATTTGACCTCTGGTCATTTGACCTCCGGTCATTTTGACCTCCGGTCGATTCCGCTTTTTTGGCGGAATCTTATTCTGAGATTCCGGAATCTTGGTGAGCTTATTCCCATGATTCCGGATTCTGACCTCTGGTCCTTTGGTTGATTCCGGATTCTTGGTGAACATTATTGACTTTGATTGATTCCGCTTTCTTGGTGGAATCTTATTCTGAGATTCCGGAATCTTGGTGAGCTTATTCCCATGATTCCGGATTCTTGGTGAACACTATTAAATGTTAGCTATCGGGGGTACTAGTCATGTTAAAATATTATCATAAATTAATTAGACTAAAACAGCAAATTGACTGACTGATATGGTGCTATAATAGTACCAATGATTCTGAAAACCGCCAAGAAAGCGGAATCACAGGTACTTTCGTGCTCAAAATATATTTTTTAAGGGCGTATATGTCCTTAATACTAATACTATTTACTACTACTTTAAAAACAAATATTATATAAAGAGAGAGAGAGGGGGGAATATAGATATAGACTTGGGACAATAGTAGTAAGTCCTATTCTGGTAAACCGGACTATGCCCTAATTTCGAGTTCCTATGGGGTATACGTGACCGTGGCACAACGGCAATAACTTTTGCGTATGTGGTTACAGCTTTCAAATGTCGCAGTCAAACCAGCCTTATTTGTGATTCTATAAACGGGCAAGAAAGCGGAATCAGTCAAATTGAATCCGCCAAGAAATCGGAATCATCGGCTCTCAGATTTGGCACGGTCGAGAGCCAAGGGATTATTAGAGCCGAGAGCCGGGAATATAGATTTAATGTCATGTTAAAGGATTATAGAGACAAAGGATTATAGAGAGAGACAAAGGATTATTGTGTCGAGGTTCGAGAGCCGGGAATTGCCTTATTTAGGAGGGTCAAAATGGCACGCAAAATCGAACCCGTTATTGCCCTAAAAAAGGTGTTTTTGGTTTATCCTCAAATTCCCGACACAAGAAAAAGGCCTTTTCTTACCACTGTGCAGAAAGCCAAATCCAATGAGCAGGTAAATTTATATTCCCGGCTCTCGTACCTTATATTCCCGGCTCTCGTACCTTATATTCCCGGCTCTCGTACCTTATATTCCCTGCTCCCGGCTCTCAAACCTGTATTCCCGACTCTCAAACCTACATTCTAGATAATTGTATCTATATTCCCGGCTCTCAAATCTAAATTCCCGCTACTTGTATCAAGGTTCGGGGATTTGTAATCGAGGTTCGGGGATTTGTAATCGAGGTTCGGGGATTTGTAATCGAGGTTCGGGGATTAAAAAAAGATTAGTTCCCTCCACTTGGGTGATAGGCTAAATTCCTTCAATTGGATTGAAGATAGTTCTCCCCAATTGACTAAAGTCTTTAAGTCACTAATGACCTAAATTAATTACAGTTTGAAGTCACTGGCCTACAGACCAGTGACTGGTAACTCGATCATTTACTGAATGAAGTGCAAGGCGTGCATAACTCTACGAAACCGGGATTCATGTACATGACTCACAAGTATCCGACCATGGACATAAGTTGAATAGCCAAGTTTGTTCAAGATACTTGTCGCTCGTTGCAAGCGTGAGGCATCTCCGATAATTCTGATCTTAGCGTGCATGGTTTTCTCCTGCCAGTCACTGGCCTACAGACCAGTGACCTAGATGATTTGGTTACTTCACTTGGCTCAATAGCCAGGTATTCGTTTTATCATCATCTGCAAAGATGATAAAAGGATACTTGTACATTTCCAAGTGAGTTTTACCGTCAAGACCCATTCGAGTTTGCCTGGAAACCTTGTACTCCATACGAAATGGCAGAGACTGGCGAATCATCTTTTTCACAAGACTTTCTGCTAGTTTCTTTGTGTACACTTCATAGGTTCTTGGAACTGTACGGATGAGAAGGTTCATGTTTGTCTTTCTTAGGTCACTGGCCTACAGACCAGTGACTAGCTAACTCACTTCAGGATCTCGATGGATGCTCCAATCACGAAGCCCACTATCACTAGGACAATGAATTCAGTCAACGCTGTATGTCCATGTTGTTCTCCTACTAGTCACTGGCCTATTCGAGGGATTTGGTAATCAATGGTTAGTTGGCGGCGCTACCCGTAGGTGCGCGACCATTGTTAGAGACTCGGGACTCGGACTCGGACTCGGACTCGGACTCGAACAGACTACTTCGCGGGAACGCGAGGCGACATCGCCAGCGTTTCGGCCATTGCCTTCGCCTTTGCAGTTTCCTCAGCATCTTCCTTGGCCTTGATGATCTTGGCAATGGCCGCCAAGATGATCGGGTCACCGTCCATGATGGCCTTGACACAGACGTTGATTTCCTTGGCCTTCATGTACACTTCACCGAGCGAAGTCAGGTTATCATCGATGATAGCCTGAAAGATCCCGCGACCAAAATCGATCGGGCACACAGTCGCACCCGCAACGATATCGGTCTTGTTGGCCATCTTCTTCTCGTTGCCTTCTTTCTTGGCCTCAATGACTGCCTTGATCTGCTCCAGGCTCCCGTTGTCCCGGACATCACTCTTGAGCTTGGTCATGTCCAGGTTGCCCAGAGTCAGGGCACCCGTCAGAAGCTTGCTCAACATCCCGTATTCCGGGAATCGACGTTCGATGACGAACGCCGTGAACACTTTCTGCCCGGTTCCGTGACTCAGGTTGCCAGCCTTCTCCAGAGCACTCTGAGACCCCTTGATCTGGTAGACCTTCTGGAGAGTGAAGATCATGTCCGCATCGGTCAGCTTCCTGCTGCCCGTATTCTTGCGAACATTCTCGTCCCTCGCCAATTGCTCGACCTGCTCCTGGCTCAGCCCGGTGTGCTCGATCATCGGCACATCGGTGATGACCTGTTTGCTCATCTGAAGCCGACAGGCCGACGCAATCACGCTGGCAACTTCCCGGCGACAGCCGCTCAGGCGCTTGTACACCGCTTCGATGTACTTGCCCTTGTCATTCTTGAACATGAGATCCCAAGCCTCGCGAATCGAGGCCAGGTGAACGGTCTGGATGTTGCCATCCTCGTCCTTCACCTTGATCGGGGCCAGAACGAAGCTGAACAACCAATCCCGAAGCAGTTCACGGCTCTTGGCCGTGCGCTTTGCCTCATCATTGGTCATCTTCACTCCGTCCACTGCGAACCCGGCGCCGACCCGATAGCCCGTCATCATCTCATGGGCCAGGTTGCTCAAGTCGTTCAAGGAATCGAACCAGCAGATGCCATTGCGGGAGAAGTTCAACCCGTCGAGCGTAACGATACTGGAAGTGTGAATCTGCATGATCAATGTCCTATGATCTAACCACAGATTCCAAGTCCCTCGAATAGGCCAGTGAACTAGTGGCTTTCATTGGGACCACTGGTTCCAGATTGTTGTTACTCGAAGGTGCAGTCCTTAAATAATTCTGGATGGGTTTGTGGGTCACATTCTGCATGGAAGCTACAATCTATGAAATGCTTGCCACGACAGATTCCATCAGGATCTCGTGGCAATTGCCTACCGGATATGAGTCCGGCTGACAACCTGAAATAGGTACCTATCAGTAGACTCTCTGAGATTTTTCTTTTCAAGGACGCAGAGATTTTGTGTTCTTTGACTTTCATGTTTGCCTTTCTTCTGGAACCAGTGGCTTTCATTGGGACCACTGGTTCCAGATTCTTAACGACGGTGACAGATGTCATTTACATACAAGCAATTTTCGCCAAATCGAATCCAACAGTCTGGACCATAATTACTGGCAATTGCAAGAAGTAACTTATGTCTGGTTAAGTTTTCCCAATAAGGTTGCTTCTTAACTAAAGCCAAGGCCTGTTTGACTGGCATTGAACGCTCAAAGAACGGTGATCCACGATCTACGTGAGTTTGGCCTCTGAGATACTCATGTATGGTATCAAGCATCTCATTAGCTTGATGCCGTCTGATACCCATAACGAGTTGTTGTCCACAAGTGTGCATGTTTGTCCTTCTTCTGGAACCAGTGGCTTTCATCGGGACCACTGGCCTAGATTGGTTATTTCTTGTTCCTTTGCTTCCCGGTCTCCGCTAGCCTACACCGCCAGCACGTTGCTGGTCCCTTGGACTTGCAATTCTTTATTGGGCATTTCGCGGCCTTGTTCATGGACAAATGCTCATATATCTTGGGATCATTGAGAAGATCTCTCAGTGAGTGCATGATGACCTTCCTTCTAGGCCAGTGGCTTTCATCGGAACCACTGGCCTAGATTCTTAGATCATCATTCGTATCCGTCGGACTCGTTTGCTCAACTCCCTATCAACTTGTGCCTGTCGCTTGTGCCAGGCGTCTTGAGCTACAAGGTTCATAGCCCAATCGCCCGGCTGGTTCATGTAAGCTTGATCAATTTTGTCCCGCTTCTTGAGCCAGGCCATTTCGACCTGACTTACTTCGGCAATGATTTCACGAATGCTCATGGATTTCTCCCGCTAGGCCAGCGGCTTTCATTGGGACCACTGGTTCCAGAGTCTTGTTACTTGGGGAATTGTGGTCGCCGTTTGATTTCAGTGAACTCATGAGAGTCTAGTTCCGGGTCACAAGCCATTTCGATAACCTTGCTTGCACGCTGCAGGCATTTGTCCCAGAAATCCCCCTGAATGACTCGAATGTCAATAAAGTCATCTATGGGTATCTTCACGACTACCCAATTGCCATTCTGATCAATACAGGTGATATCATTTCCGAACTGATGTTCTCTGTTGAAGATCATGTGTGACTTTCTTCTGGAACCAGTGGCTTTCATCGGAATCATCTAGACCGCCGGTCACGTTCTTTCCGGCGGTCTTTTGCTTAGGAGTCATATTCCCTAGCTTCCAAGCTAGAGAATGTCAGTAGTTAGCTGACTACCTGTAAGGCCTTGACTCCCCTAGAAAGCCACTAGCAGTATGCAACCCGGGACGGAGCGCTAGGGAATATATCGCCTAGTCCGTCAAGCCATACTCTTAGACACCTTATCCTCAGCTATCGTGCCTGCCTGGAGGATGTACAACGCAAGGTTGCCTATTCAGTAACCTACCGTATGCGGTGTCCGTTGCGGTCCAACTCATCCGTGCCGCCTTCGGTATTTGGACTTTTCTGTCCGCTTCTTGGTGCCTGCTTCCCTAAACGGGTCGCGTCGAGCCTGACAGGCTGGAAGAGAGTAGTCTTGTTTACTCCATAGGCATACTCCATTGTAGTGTGTCTTGACGCCAGTACCGTGCCGGACTTTCCGGCACGGAGAAATCAATTCTCCGCTCTGAGCGGAGAATTTTCGTCTCATCTACCTTTTCGGACACGGCGACCTTGCCGCCGTGTTTTTCGGCTACTGGCGCCGATGGCGTCGAGTAGCCAGATGGGCTATTCGGATCAATGACTAGGCGCCCCTTTTTAGCCAGCCTCCATAGGCTGGCCGCGGCATGCGCCGTCCGCGGCGCGTGCCACGGTTCGCCTACAGGCTGTATGGGACGTTTTCCAGGCGCGTCGATGACACGCCCATTCGGCGTCTCGAATACGCGAACCTTGACACCGCGCGGGCGTATGGCAGTCTTGAATGCTGATATTGGCGCGTCGTCTTGTGCAACGTGTCGCCACGTGCCAAGGCTGGCCAACGTGGCGACGGTGCCACGTTCGGACGCGACGGGTCTAGCCGTCACGTCGCGAGACAGACGGGACAAGGCTTGCCGTGCCGTCTCGTGCGTCTCTGTTGTGATATCGTGTTTCATGCCTCCTATATAGCAGGACGTATGCCAAACGCCAAAAAGCATGAAGAAAAGCACATTTGAGAGGGAAACCCAACTAGTGAGTTGGTTTCCATGTTCTAACGCAATAGAACAAATCGGGACAGGTTGTCTCAGTGTGACACGTCACAGTGACAATATGGCACAAAAGGGCACAGTAGTATAGTATACTAGTAGCCAGGACGAGAGTAAATGACAGGGGACGGAGGGTTATAATAGTAAATGAGAGCAAATGGAAATAGCTAAAAGTCCCTTACCCCTATCGGCTCTCGCTACTCGAAACAGGTGGGAGGGTTAAATAAGGGTCGAATCCAAGACTCTCGAATCTAAGATTCTCAATTTATAAAATCTAAAATTCTCGAATCTCGAATCTAAGATTTTCAAATCTCGAATCTAGAATTCTTGGCTCTCGAATCTAAAATTTTCGAATCTCGAATCTAGAACCCCAATTTGTAAGAATCTCGAATCTAGAATCTCGATACTTAACGTAGGACGGAGGGTCAAATTAGGATCAAATCTAAAATTCTCGGATCTTGTCTCCAAGATTCTTGTCTCTAAGGTCCTTGCCTCTTGAATCTAGGTCATGTGATTCCGGTTTCTTGGTGAAGTAGATATTTCCCAGAATAATACGTTATATACACCGGATAGATAAGGATTGATTATCAAATCTGACAAGAAATCGGAATCACACTTCCAGTGATTAAAAGGCGCGGGACGCGATGGCTGAAATAACTAAAATCACACACGATGCAGATCCACTCAGGTGCCAAGCCATATTCCATGGTGGACAGTGCCCACATCAGCATGGTCCTAATTCAGTTTATTGTCCGATTCACGGTGGCAATAAGGCTGATGACAAGGTTGCTGCAGAAAGTATCAGGAATTTCAGATTCACGAAATGGGCAGCAAGAATCCAAGGTTACGCTGATTCCCCAGTAGTTAAGTCACTTCGTGAAGAAATCGGTATTCTACGTATGGTCCTCGAAGAGACGATTCAGAGATGCGAGACTGAAACAGACCTCGTACTACAGTCTCAGCATATTAGCGATCTCGTTATGAAAGTCGAGAAAGTTGTAGCGAGTTGCCAAGCACTCGAAACTAAGACCGGCTCCGTTCTCGATAAGACCTTACTCACGCGAGTAGCAGAGGAATGGATTACTCAGATTACCGAAGTGATCCCTCCAGAGAAGCTCGATAGTGTATCAAATTCCTTGATCGAGGTAATCAACAGGATCAGTAGTAAGTCTGAAGAAGCTACCAAGGTGGGGTAGCAAAGGACAGACCATGCGACGATCATTTGACACACAGACGGTAACGAACGTGGCAACAGGGATTCCACAAAAGGATACCTGTGATGGTGCCCAGATCACTGTTGATACCGCACCTATTAGATTCCGTACAGATGGCGGATTACCGGAAGCAGCCTCTTTGGGACATGTAGTGGGTGCCGGTGATATGATTCTCTTGGAAAACCGTAACGAGTTGCGGGATTTTCGTGCTATTCGCACTACTGCCGTGAGTGGCATATTGAACATTACCTATACTGAGGGGAAGAACTAATGAAAATCTTCCGTAATCAAAATGGTTCAACAGGTCCAACAGGTCCAGCCGATCTTATCACGGGTAACTCAGGCCCGACTGGTCAGACTGGTGTCACTGGGCCAGCGGATTTAGTTACTGGTCCTACGGGTCCGACAAGTACAGTTACTGGTCCAACTGGTCCAGCCGATTTAGTTACGGGTCCGACAGGCACGACAGGCCAAACGGGCCCATCAGGTCTGACTGGGCCGACTGGGGCCTCTGGCCAAACGGGCACGACTGGTCAAACGGGCACGACTGGTCAGACGGGTGCAGGTGTAACTGGGCTTACTGGTAATCAGGGAGTTACGGGAGCCTCAGGTCCAACTGGAATCACAGGGCCGTCTGGTCCGACTGGTACTGCAGGTAGCCAAGGTAATACTGGCGCAACTGGTCCGACAAGTGAAGTTACTGGGCCTACTGGTGGTACTGGCGCTAAGGGCGAATCAGGCTCGACTGGCCCTACTGGTGCAACTAGTACAGTAACTGGTCCTACAGGTCCGGGAGTCGGGGAGACTGGTCAAACGGGTTCGACTGGTCAAACGGGTCCAGCTGATTTAGTTACTGGCCCTACGGGTCCGACAAGTACAGTTACTGGGCCTACTGGCCCTGCTGATCTCGTGACTGGCCCTACGGGACCCGCTAGCACAGTCACGGGCGGCACTGGCCCACGTGGAGATACGGGAATCGGTATCACTGGACCTACTGGGGGGACGGGTCAAACTGGCCTAACGGGTAATGCTGGCTCTCAAGGTAATACTGGTGCCACGGGACCGACAAGTGAAGTGACTGGTCCTAGTGGCGAGACCGGGCCTAAGGGTAATCAGGGTGATACTGGTGTCACTGGTGTTGGTACTACGGGTAGTTCTGGCCCAACTGGTCCTAAGGGAAATATAGGTGATACAGGCGTTACTGGTCCTGCGAGCACAGTTACTGGTCCTTCTGGTATTACTGGTGGAGCGGGTGCTAAGGGTGATCAAGGGGACATCGGTGCCACAGGTCCAACTGGGAATCTTACTGGCCCTACTGGATTAACTGGTATCGACGGTGCTACTGGTATTACTGGACCTACGAGCACGGTTACTGGTCCTTCTGGTAATACTGGTGGTACTGGTGCTAAGGGTGATCAAGGAATCACGGGTATCACGGGACCGACTGGGGATACAACAGGGCCGACTGGTAATCGTGGAACTACTGGCACTACTGGAAATACAGGTCCGACTGGGAATCTTACTGGCCCAACTGGCTTAACTGGTCCTGCAGACTTGATTACGGGTCCGACGGGTCCGACAAGTACTGTTACGGGTCCGACGGGTCCGACAAGTACTGTTACGGGTCCGACAAGTACTGTTACGGGTCCGACGGGTCCGACAAGTACTGTTACGGGTCCGACAAGTACTGTTACGGGTCCAACTGGACCTTCGGGAATCACTGGTCCTACGAGTGAAGTTACAGGTCCGACGGGTCCGACTGGCCAAACTGGTAATCAAGGTGTTACTGGTCCTACGAGTGAAGTTACAGGTCCGACGGGTCCGACTGGTCAAACTGGTAATCAAGGTGTTACTGGTCCGACAAGTGAAGTAACGGGTCCGACTGGACGCACAGGTCCTGCAGACTTGATTACTGGACCTACCGGGCCAACTAGTACTATTACTGGAATCACAGGGCAGACCGGACCTAGTGGTCAAACTGGTCCTACGAGTGAAGTTACAGGTCCGACGGGTCCGACTGGCCAAACTGGCCCTTCTGGAATCACTGGTCCAACAAGTGAAGTAACGGGTCCGACGGGTCCGACTGGCCAAACTGGTAATCAAGGTGTTACTGGTCCGACAAGTGAAGTAATGGGTTCTACTGGAGCTACTGGTCAAACTGGCCCTTCTGGTCAAACTGGTCCGACAAGTACAGTTACGGGTCCGACTGGAGCTACTGGTCAAACTGGCCCTTCTGGAATCACTGGTCCGACAAGTACAGTTACGGGTCCGACTGGGCCTGCAGACTTGATTACTGGACCAACTGGTAATCGTGGTACTCCTGGAGTCACTGGTAATACTGGTGGCACTGGGAATATCGGTATTACTGGTCCTAGTGGCGAGACTGGATCTAAAGGTAATCAAGGTGATACCGGTATTACTGGACCTACTGGTACTGATGGATTTACTGGACCTACTGGTAATCAGGGACCAATTGGTAATACTGGTTTGACAGGTCCCGCAGACTTGATTACTGGGCCAACTGGTCCTAGTGGTTACATTGGTATCGATGGTGCTACTGGTCTTACTGGCCCGATAAGTGAAGTAACTGGCCCTACTGGTGATCAGGGTGTCACTGGTGATAAGGGTGTCACTGGTGACCAAGCTGTAACTGGTCCGACTGGTACAGATGGGGCGACTGGTCCGACTGGTACAGATGGGGCGACTGGTCCGACTGGTAATCAGGGTGTCACTGGTAATCAAGCTGTGACTGGTCCGACTGGTACAGATGGGGCGACTGGTCCGACTGGTACAGATGGGGCGACTGGTCCGACTGGTAATCAGGGTGTCACTGGTGACCAAGCTGTGACTGGTCCAACTGGTCCGACAAGTGAAATAACAGGTCCAACTGGTAATACTGGGCTTACCGGACCTGCGGACTTAGTTACAGGTCCGACTGGTAATATTGGTCTTACTGGTCCAACGAGTGAAGTAACTGGGCCAACTGGTAATACTGGGCCAACTAGTTATATTACTGGCCCGACTGGTCCAGCTGATTTAATTACAGGTCCAACTGGTCCTATTGGTGATCAGGGTATTACTGGTGATCAAGCAGTAACAGGTAATCAAGGAATTACTGGTCCTACTGGACCTTTGATGAATGATTATGGTGTCATACGTATTCCTGCCGCAGCAATGGTAACACGAACTACTGCTGGTGCTACACAAGTAACTACTGAACTTGCAACAAATGATGTAATGATTGATGGGTTTGATTTTGATACAGCTACTGAGCAAGCTGTTCAATTTACAGATGCTATGCCAGAGGATTATGATGGTGGTACTGTTCGTGTCAAATTCATTTGGACAAATGGTGAAACCGGGGGTACTGGTTCAGCTGTTTGGGCTGCAAGGGCTAAAGCATCAAATGATAGTGATGCACTTGATGCTGCTTTTGGTACTGAACAAACTGTAACAGATACACATAATACAGATGGTGATAACAATACTACAAATACAACTGATGCATTAACTATTGCAGGTACTCCGGCTGCACTTAGCTTAGTAAACTGGGAATTTTATCGAGCAGCTATTGAATCAGCTGATGACTATGACAAATTAGCAAGACTTTTGTTTGTTCTTATTCAGTATAAGAAAACGTCTACGCCTACTACTGAATGGGAATAACCGGCATAATGAAACAAACACTTCATAGACGATTACATTTCCGCTGGGACCCGCATACCCTGTTTCTCTGCCACTTCGACGGTTCCGACGGCGCGCGGTACACCGCTGACTTCACGCCACCGGCTGCAGCGTTTACCTCGTAAGCAAGGGAAGGAAGCATCCATGCCGAACACTGTCGTCTTGGTCGCAATGGTCCGAAACGAGTCCCGCATTCTGGGGCGCATGCTCACGTCTACGGTGGGCGTGGCCGACCGCGTGGTGATCGGGCAAATAAAGTCTAAATAATGAATCAACAGTTATTACAACATCTTGCTTTAAAAGTGCAGGCAGGGCTGCAAAGGAAATCTATTATCTCTGTTAGTCGTTGGGCTGAACTTTATAGAATCATGGGTCAACCGTTTCCCGGCCCTTGGAAAACAGACCATCACCCTTGGCTCCAAGAAATGTTGGATTGTTGGTGTGATCAGGTAGTGGGTCAAAAAGCTGCTCAGATGGGATTTACTGAAGTAGCTTTGAATAAGTGTTTCTTTAAAATGGACATAGAAGGAGTTTCCTGCCTCTATGTGTTACCAGCAAGTACTCCCGATGCACACGATTTTTCTGCACGAGCATTTGACCCCGCTGTAATGTTATCTCCGCATTTAACAAGGATGTTTACAGACGTAAAAAATCTTGGACACAAACGTGCAGGTAATAGTAATCTGTACATACGCGGCTCTCGTAGCAGGTCTCAATTAAAATCGATTCCAGTTGGTTTCGTTGTCTTGGATGAAGTAGACGAAATGGTAGTAAATAATATTCCATTGGCATTTGAACGTATGGCAGGACAGGTTGAGAAACGTTCGTTTCTGATTTCGACTCCGACTATTGCAAATAGGGGTATTAATAGCTATTATAAGTCTTCAAGTATGGAAGAATTCTTCTTCCCATGCCCACACTGTAGTAAGCTTATTAATTTAACTTTCCCAGAAAGTGTCAATATTTGTGGCCAAGACTATATGGACCCAAATGTTAATAAGTCTCATCTCATCTGTACAAATTGCAAACATGCTTTAGATCATAAGACCAAATATGATTATCTTTCTAAGGGTATATGGGTACCAAGTCATACTGAAATTAGGGACTGTCGTGGATTTAATATCAATCAACTCTATTCTATGACGGTGAATCCAGTCGAAATAGTTAAACATTTCTTTAAGTCTCAAATAGACCCTGCTGAGGAACAAGAGTTTTATAACTCAAAACTTGGTAAAGTACATGCAGTTAAGGGTGCTAAGGTTACAGATCAGCAAATTGAAGACTGTAAAGGTAATTATACTAAAGTTGAACAGGCCCAGCCTGGGTTGATTATAACTATGGGAATAGACGTAGGTAAGGTATTACACTATGAAATAGATCAATGGTATATTGATCATGATATTGAAGCAAATGATATTAATTTAGTTGCTACTCCCCGTGTCTTGTCTGAAGGAACAGTATTAGAGTTTGAAGAATTGGATGATATGATGCTTCGATTTGATATTAAAGCGGCTACAGTAGATATCCAACCTGAGAGACGTAAATCACTTGAGTTTGCAAAACGTTGGCCGGGTAAAGTGCATTGTTGCTATTATGGTAAAGATATTAAAGGTAAGGATATTAAGTTCTATGATGAGGACTCTTGTACTATTTCGATTGATAGAACGTCTTGGTTAGATATATCTTTAGGCAGATTCAAGAAGAAGAAGATCGTGTTGCCTAAAGATGTTTCACTTGATTATCGTGAACAGATTAAAGCGCAAGTTAAAGTGTATTCTAAAGATCAGGATGGTAACATTATCTCGCATTATGAGACAGGCAATGAACCAGATCACTTTGGACATGCTCGTAATTATGCAGAAGTTGCCTTGAAATTATGTATGGCAATGGAAAACAATTACAGCATTAAGGTAGGCTAATGAAAACAGCAATGTTAGATATTTCTAAGATCAGGCATCCCGATTATTGTGCCAATATTTCTGATTGGGAAAAATTTCGTTTTACCTACCACGGTGGTAGAGAATTTATTGAAGAGTATGTTGTCCAGTTTAGCACACGTGAAAATCTTAATGACTATGCAGATAGACTGAATATTTCATATTGTCCTGCTTTTGCAAAAGCAGCAGTTAATGAGATTAAGAATGCAATCTATCAGAGAATGGTAGACGTAATAAGGGTAGGTGGACCTAAGAATTATCAATTAGCCATCAAAGGTGAGAAGGGTGGAGTAGACTTTACTGGTAATACAATGACTGGTTATATTGGTAGATTGATTCTGCCTGAATTACTTTCAATTGGTAAAGTAGGTGTGTATATAGATAAGGCTAGATTTGGTAAAATGTTGACTATTAATCAGGTCAAGGCTATGAATAAGCACCCATATATTTATCTCTATGCTGCTGAGTCTATCATTTCTTGGGTATATGACTCTGAAGGAAAGTTATTAAAATTAATGTTGCAGGATAATAATTATACTTCTGATCCTATCTTCGGATTACCTTGTGATAATACTATGACTTTTAGGCTCCTTGAAGTAGTTCCCGAGGGTGTATCAGTAACATTTTTTAGTAGAGAGGGTGAAGTTACTGGACTAGAGATGCTTAAACTCAAAGAGATACCATTTGTTATCTTGGAAATTTCTAATAGTCTCTTGGTTGATGTTGCTGATTATCAAATTGCATTAGCTAATTTAGCCTCGTCAGATATGTGGTATTCGATTAAGGCTAATTTCCCGTTCTATGTAGAACAATATAATCCTCATTCTGATTTATCTGGTTTTCAACGAAGTGCTGCAAATCAATTAGCAACAGATGCTAATCTTGATCCCGGTTCTGAGGCTACTACTGGTAGTGCAGCAGATGCTAAAGTTGCAAAAGATATTGAAGTCAA